CAGAAAGCCGGTAGAACATCAGGAACAGTAGAAGTACAAGGAGTTAATTCCCAAGCAACTATTGGAGATTATTCTTGGGGAGAGAAATTCAAAGTTATCACCTTTTCAGAGTCAGGTTGTACTGTTACCGATAAAAACTAGAAAACATGCCCAGAAGCCAAGGCTTACGTAGATGAGCATAACTTGGTGTATGAGGAGCCAAAGTATGGGGAGTAAGCCATATAGATAAAGAAGAAGGGTGAGTCAAAAGATTCACTCTTTTCTTTTACTCATTAACCTTCCACCAAATTTCACCCCATTTTCTTACGAAAACATAAGGCTTTACTTGCTTAGGTAGGGTAGCAACTTTCATTTCAACTCTCTTAATTTCACTAGGCGAAAAATCGCCAAGAATAACATAACTTCTCATCTAAGTCTATTAATTTTTTTAATTATACACTCCACTATTAGAATGCAATGCAAAGATAATCAAAGTTAGGTATTCCTGCAAGTAGTTAAAATTCACCATAAGACATTTCTATACTGGCAATAAGATAGCATTAAAATGTTATTTATAATGCCACACCGTTAATACTACGGTTTAGATCTTCATATCCAGTATCACCTCTATCAGGTCCGTCTTCATTCATACCCCCACAGCTCCCAATGGCAGCTAATATAATCACTATGAGAATAACCCATTCCTCTGTTTTCATATATGTTTCTTCTTATAACATAATTTGCAAGCTTTTCGATTATCCTTCTTAGCTTGCGCTAAACTAATTTCCTTAATTTCTCCAGTGCAGTGTCGAAGACCTCTACAGATTTTTGTCTTATGATAAGCATAGGCATTTGGTCCTGTACAGATATAAACGCCATGGTTTTCTATGGAAGAACAGAAAAGTATCGCAAAAAGCAAAAATGTTTTCATTGTTAAAAATCGCTAGCTTCGTTTAGATAATAATGTGGACCATAATATAATGTAACATAAATGTACGTAGCTCCGCCTTTGCTTTTAGACTTTTGAACAATTAAAGTACATGCCGGATTTTCTTTCGGGTCTGTTCCTGGTTCTGCAAAATTATAGCATTTGTAACCTTGTTCGTTTATCCATATATAACCTGTTCTATATTTTTTACTTAAAGTAAGTTGCAAGTTTTCCCTAAAGTCTTTTGCTTGTTGTGAAGCATTAACAGAAAAGTTCTTTTGAAATTCAGCATAATAAAAGTACGAATTGCTTCCGCTATACTGAAAATCAAACTCTCCCATATTGAATGTATAATCACCAACAGAAATATCGAAGACCCTTAGCGTTCCTTTATCTTCCATCACATTCAACGTTCCATATCTATTTTCAAGGGAAGCCTTGACGGAACTGTAGCTGTTCCCAAAATTTATACCTAACACAGAATCTTGTGCAAGTATAGCAATAGGGGAAAATACTAAATAAAACAAAAACAATAATTTCTTCATATTGACAATATACTAAAACGTTATTTTTCTGCAAAAGTAGCAAAAATATCAATAGGTTGTACCGGCAAAAGCTTACTTTCTTCCTAGTTTAGAAAGATGCTAAATAATTGAGCACAATATTACTCATTGTAAACGTCTGAAAAACAACTATATAATCCTTAAAAACTTTATTTTGAGCATAGTTAGGCAGAGCCTGATCTTCTTTGTAACTTTGCACCAAGTTCAATAGTGAACGAAACGAATAAACTATTTTATTATGAGTGAGTCAAAAACTTACGTATTCGGGGAGAACGGAACCAGCCAGGGCGGTGGTTTCAATAGCATTCTCGCTATGCTCCCAGCACTTATGCAGCGGCAGGGTGTAGATCCAAGTTTGTTTGCTCTTTGCAACGGCAAGAGTAATGGAAACGGATGGGGTGATGGCTTGTTTGCCATCTTGCTTCTCTTCCTTCTTATGGGTAGAGGCAACTTCTTCGGTGGAAACAATGGCGGTTGCTTGATGCCTAACGGACAGGGTGGCGTTATGCTCAATAACGATGCCAATACGGCTGTTATCATGCAGGCAGTTCAGCGCAATGGCTACGATGTTCAGTCGCTCGCTACTGCTCTCAACACTACTACCGGTAACGTTATCGCTGCCATCAACGGTGTAAGCAAGGAGATTTGCGGTGTCGGCAACCAGATGGGCATGACTGCTAATCAGGTATTGACCGCAATCATGCAGGGTAACAACGCAATCGCTACACAGTTGGCAGAATGCTGCTGCAAGACCAACAACAACATTACCGCCATGGACGGCAATATCAAGTTGGCGATGTGTCAGCAGACTGGAACCTTGCAGAATGCCATCAACAACGTGGCAGTAGGTCAGGAGCGTGGCTTCTCTAACGTGGCTTACGAGACTCAGAGACAGACTTGCGACTTGCACAACGCTATCAAGGAGAGCACTCAGACCATCGTTGACGGTCAGAAGCAGGCAGAGATGCGTGAGATGCAGAACAAGATTGATTCTCTGCGTGAGGAGAACAGTACCTTCAAGGCTTCTGCTATGACTTCACAAATCGTGGGTCAGGCTGTAGCACCTATCAATCAGGTATTGGCTGGTTTGCAGAGCGAGGTGGCGGGCATCAAGTGCAAGCTGCCAGAGACCGTAACCACCCCTTACAGCCCATTCACTGCAGTTCCTAACTGTGTGGCTTATCAGGCTGGTTTGTATGGTTTGAATGCTGCTAACGGTGCAGGATTCTGGGGTTAAAGAAAGGAGGCTGCTATGTTATGGTTAAGACCTTTTTCTTGGGTGAATCGTAACGGTTCGGCGGCTATCGCTTCTACTGGCGTGAAGGTGAATACTACCGATGTGGTGTTCACCTTTAAAAACCACGCCTTCGTGAATGCCAACTACCGGGGCACGATTTTCGTGAACCTGATGCAGGCTATTCCGACTGGAACGACTGGTACGCTGCCTATCCTTTTCGAGACCAACGGAGCAACCCAAGCTGTAACCAAATTCAATGGTGATGCTTTGACGGTTGCTGACGTGCCGGGAACTGGAGTGGTTCAGCTCTGGTTCGAGCGAGATACTAACACCCTTCAGCTGATGACGGGTATTGTTTAACAAACAGAATAGATAATAGGAGATTACATTATGTTTCAAGGACTACGAACAAATTCTTTATTCTATGTGCTCGACAAGGGCGAAAACCCTAGCTTGAGGATCGGTCAGGTTGTTTCGGTTAGCAACCCTCAGACGAGATACCCATCCTTCAACAATGGCTTCACCCCTCAACCTATGGAGACTGTGGTGGACGTTAGGGTGAAGCTGGGTGACGAAGAGGCGGATTTCAAGCAGCTACCTGCTAACGGACAGATAGCGAACGACAAGAATCTTGTGGTAAGCGATAGCAAGGAAGCCATGAGTGCAGAGGTTGATGCAATGCTGAGACAATCCAAGGCGATACTGGAGAGCGTAGATTACCACGAGAGAGTCGTTAAATCTTGTGAGGGAATGCTACTGCAACTCAACCCCCAGATAGCCAAGGATAGGGAACAGACTGAGAAGATCAACAAGCTGGAAGGCAAGGTTTCCGGCATTGAGGGCAAGATTGACAAGATGATGGGATGGCTCCAACAGAGCATCAATAAGTAATCTCCTATCTATTCACTTTTAAAATCTTATGATTATGATAATGGTTGAGATTACTGAAGACAAGTTTGATGGCTTGTATGAGAACGTGGAGAAGGGCTTGCGCTACTTGGATAAGGCTATGAATTGCCTGGGCGAAATGAAGCGTGAAGGCAGACGTGACCGATACGGAGAGCGCAACCGCATGCCCGATTATAGAGGTCGTGGAGGCAGAAGTGGTATGCGAGAGAATGAGGAGTACGACGACATGCGCCAACGTGACGACCGTGGACGTGATTACAGAAGTGATTACGGAGAAGATTACTAACTAGTTTGGGGGTGTGCTCAAAAGTGGGCATACCCCTTTCTTAAATACATAAAGATTATGGAAAGAAAATACAGACAATCATTAAATGCCTACGATTACCAGCCAGAGGAAATGAAGGCTTACCTTCGCTACAATGGCTGGCACTTCAATAAGAAGATGTGCGAGTGGGCAATCAAGCAGATGCGGAAGAATGGAAAACCTATCCGCATCATGAGTAAGGATGATATTGATGAAATCCTGAAGAAGAACAATATCGTGCTGGAGAATAATGTGGGCTACGATGCTGTTTACATCGCACACATGTGCTTGGCTGATTTCTACGGTTCATCCATCACAGAGGAGAAGCAGATGGCACAGTTCATCAAAGACTACGTGGATGATGAGGATCAGCAGGATGGTTTCATTTTCAATAGATTCTATGCTGACACATCGTTTAATGGTGTGGGCATTCCTTGGGAAGACATTTTGTAAAATATGACTGAGCAGGAGATTTACATAGATAGGTATGACTGGACCGTACACGTAATGTGTGATGTTCACTCAAAGGATGCCATGAAGGTAAGAAGGCATCTTCGGGATTTGGGGTGCAGCGGCATTCCTCTCGAAGATGCCTGTAATCTCGTGCTCGAAGGCGAAGCAAACAAAGGGATAACCTATTCCAACATAGACACCAGAAAAACGATAGTAGTAATAAGCTGGACCACCTCAAAAGGGGAATACACGAATAGCCTCACCCACGAAATGCTCCATGTAGTTCAGCACATATCCGAGCAGTTCCTTATAAATATGTACACCGAAGAACCCTGCTATCTCCTAGGCTCCCTCTGCCAAGCCGCCGCAAGCAAGAAAAACTCCCTTTAGCCCCCGTTCCTCAGCATTTTATGCTGAGTCAAAAAAAGGAGTGAGCACTAAGCCCACTCCTCATTTAATATTTATTCCAGTCTATCCAGCTCATCCACCGCATCCATCATGATCCTGTCAATATTCTGATTAGCGAAGTTGATGCTCTCGGTATCGCTAGCCTTATCCCTCATCTTCTTCCAGCGCTTCATCTGTTTCTCTGCCAGCTCGATTACTCTCACCTTGGTAGCCTCCTTGGAGTTTTGGAATTGATAATACTCACCGATATTCGTGATTCTCTTATCCAGCGGAACGTTCTTCGATTTCAGGCGGTCCACGTTCGCCATTGTCTTCTCCATTTCGTCCTTGTAGTTATACCACTTGCTCTTGGTTCGCTGCAAGCTGCTCTGCTCGTTTGGCGTATAAAGCAGCGATCGGAGGAAAGGAATATCCTTGGTTTCCGTATCTTTGCCATGCTTCACAACACCAATGGCACGCTCAGTAAAGGTAGCAGCACCGCCACCGATACCACCGATGTAATGATTCAGCATACTAGGGTTCGTCACCATATCCAGGAAACTGTTGCCCAGCATATCCTCGTTACCCTTGGCTACATCGTTGGTCTGGGCATTCACCCATTTATTCACAGCCATATATCCGTCAGGCACACCCTTGTAGGCTCTCTGCCAAGCAGGGAAATTTTCATTCCAGTCACCACGTCTTTCAATCGGCGCACCCTTCCAGTCAGTATTCAACTCCCATTCCACGAAAGGAGACAGGGCAGAAGGAGAGATAGCCTTGATCGTCTCGTTCAATGGCTCCTTGCCAGCCGAAGAGTTACCGAGATAGTCCATCACCGGCACAAGCTGTGACATGCAGCCCACGGCATCCAAGGCAGGATTCTTCTGTCCGCTTACGTTTGGCGAGAAGGTCAAGCCAGCCGCCAAGTCACCCAGACCATAGAAAGCTCTCAACTCGATGGCAAGCGGAATTGTTACGAACTCACCACCGCCCTTGTAGATGCAGAGATTGTTTCTTCTCACGTAGTCAGGCAGCTCTCCGTATGGGTCCTTCACGCCCTTTCTGTCCTTCTCGTCCTCGCTCGAAATCAGCACATTGTTACCAAGTGCAGCCAGCGCACCGAGAGCAAAAGGAATGGCAAGCATATTGATAGAAGTACCCACAGGATGATTCTTCAAGTTCTTCGCCAGAAGATTGGTACTCTGAATACCGGCATTGAAGAACATAGAACAGTGTCTGAGATAGCTAGCCGTGAATCCGTAAGCCCATCTTGCAGCCGCCTTGCCGCCAGTCATTTCTCCGTTCTTGAAGCTCTTGATGGCATCACCGCTACCATGGCGGTTGAAGTTGGTAGATACCTCCTTCGCATCATAGACCGAACGGATGATAGAACGGTTACTGTCTCGGCTCGCACAGTAGGTAGCGAATCGGGCGATATTCTCAGCCACCTCATTGATGTTCGAAAGATTTCCGAAGAAGAAGTCACGAAGGGCAGCACCGCCCTTGTCAATCTTGCTTCTTTCGCTCTTCACATCTTTTTTATACTCCTTGGTCCAGTCCTGCATATTCTTGATCTGAACCCAACCAGTTTCGCCGCCGTTCTCCATAAACTCCTTGAAATATCGCTGAACCTTGTCGCTCATATCGAGCGTGCCGTTGCGATACTTGGCAAACAAGCCCAAGCCTGTTGTACCGCTCAAATCCTTGAAGCTGATGGTAGAAGCGCCCTTATAGAAGCCCAGCTGCGCATAGTACTTCGCCCAAAGCGCACCATATCTTGCACCTTCCTTGGAAGTCACGTTGCTCGATGCAAACTCCGCATCACGCATGATGTTTCGCATCACGAACTCAGGGTTATAAGATGTACACAACTGCGCCATCATTCTTGAAATAGAACTCAGAGGCTTCATGATACCCTTGGCGCCCGAGTTCTCCAGCAATCCATTCAGCGCCTGCGCTGCTCTAGGATTACCATTAATAATAAAGGTATGGGTCCTTCCGGCAATCTTCACGTCCACGACATGCTGCGATTTATTCTCCGCTTTCTGGAACTTATAGCCTATCTTGTCTCTGCGATACACCTTGTATGCCAAGCCCTGTGATTCCTTCATCTTCATATCCTTGTTGAAGTCAGAAACAATCTGGTTGATTTCGTCAGCCGTAGCATCCTCAGGAATATCAGGATAACGCTCATAGACGATGTTCACCACTGGGTCCTTCTCATACCAAACGCTTGTTTCGGTAATCAGATTGTTGCCCGAATTATTTCGCGCGAATCTTGCGAAAGCCTGACGGATAGCGTTCATACCGCCGTTCTTGATAGCTCTGTTGCCCATCGCACCAATCTGCGCCAGCACATTTGTCTCACTCAGATACTTGTGTCCTCTCGCTCTCATAATGGTGCTTCCGATGTAACTCTTCGGGTCGCCCAGCTCGGTAATGTAGCCGTATGTGTCTTCCGCCGTAGCCTCATCATACTTTCTCAAAGGCACATACCAGTTGAACATATTAGATACGTGACCGTGCAATTCCTTGCTGATGATGCCATTTTTGTAGTCGCTGTCAATCGAATACTGGGTAGCAGCCTTCACCTTATCCCAATAGTCCTTCACGGATCCCTTCTTGATGCTCTCCATCTTCGCTTCCGAATCCATCACACTCTGGATAGCCTCAGCATCATCGTATGGGTCAGAAGATTTCGCCACTTCCTGAATAGCGTGCATACCCGAATAGTCGTGCTCGCCAGCCTCGAAGTCAGCATCAAAGTGGTTTCTGATACTCTCATCCAACTGCCTGTAGTACTCCTTCAGGTCGATATTGCCAGCCTTCAACTCATTGTCAAGATACTCCTTATCGCTATAATAACTGTTTTCCAGGAAATCGGCATCCTGCTTCTTCTGCTCATCCATTCTCATCTGTTTGAGGAAGTCACGAACGAAGAACTCTCTGTTTCGCTCCAAACCGTGCTTGGTTATCATATAGAGATTGAAGTTTCTGATCTTCTCATCCTCCTTCTTTCCATCGAAAGCATCCAGTACGTCTGCCATCGCCTTATCCAGAGGCTTCATCACGTTACGCTCAAACATCTGAGCCGCATCGCTCATCGCACCCTGCATAGTGTTCTGCAGCATATAAGGATTCTCGGAAGAGGCAATATCCTCAATCTTCTTGTCAGGCACAATCGCATTCATCAACTTCTTCAACGAAAGCATATTATCCATATAGCTCTCGGTGAACATATAGCCGTGCTCATCCAGCGAACGGTGGTATCTGTCAAGAGCAGTGCTGGCAGATGGGGTAGTGCGGAAGTGAATCTGTCCGTCTGTAGCCTCATTCCACTCACTCTTGGTAAGACTGTCCATACTGCGAACCTTGCCATCGTTGCCGTAGAACATACCATCGTGAGCTACAACAGCAGGCATACGCTCATGGTCGAGACGGTATTTCACCGCCTCGGCTCTCATCTTCCAATAAGGATCATTCGGATTCTTCTGCAAGTTCTTGCTCAACCAGAGCAGATACTTCACATCTTTAGTATTAGGAGCAATACGATAACCGATTTCATGAAGGAAATCAGATACCTTATTCTTGATACCATTCCAGAAGCCAGCTTCACCCTTGCCGTCCTCGGCGAGTCGGGCGATACCTTCCTCAATGGCATCGTAGATGTTCAGAGGATTGAACTTTCTCTCCTCATCCACCAGTTTCTTCAAAGCCGCATTCTCAGGCTTATCCAAGTCATACCATACATCACGAAGGAACTTGTCGAATCGTTCATCACCGAAAAGCTCTCTCATTCCCTTGTGTCCTACTACCTCATGCCAGATAGTCTTCTCGACAGTATATCTGTCGTGGATATTAGGCATATAAAGATGCACCTCGCCAGTCTTCTCGTCATACCAGCCAGTTATCTTTCTGCCTTCCTCAATAGCAGCCTTCGCCGCCTTGTTGGTGATTTCATCAACCGATGAAACCATCTTCACCTTGCCGCCAGTCTTCTGAGCCACCTTTTCCACATGGCTCTCAACCGATGAAGCAGGGTAGTTGCTTTCGCCGTTATCTGTGCGGAACTTGGTGCCGCCATTCTTGCCCCATTCCTTGTAGGCATCCTTTGTCATTTTCACGTTAACGAACTTAGCCTGAGGGAACTCCTGTTCCAGTTCAGCCATCTGCTTCAAGAACTTCTCCTTTGTTTCAGGGTTCTGTCTGCCTTGCTCTACGGTAGTGATAGGCACACCAAGTTTTACAAGCTCTCTCAACTGGTTAGGGGTAACTACGTTCCAAGGGATAGCCAATCCTGTTCCTCTCAGTTGGTCGGCGATTTTCTCAGCAACCTCCTCGTCAGGCAATATTCTTACTGCCTTTCTCCATCTAGAGAGCATCACGCTTCTCTGTCTGTCCTTTGGCAGGAGGCTGTTTACCGTTCCAGATGTCCAAGGCACCAAGCCCACAGAGTTCTTTGCGCCCTCGGCGTGATAGCCGCTAGTCTTCTCGCTCTCAGGAATCTCCCATTCCACAACCTTGATGTTGCCTCTAGCGTAAGCGCCAGAGAACTGATCGTTCATCACCGAAGTGGAGGTGTGCATGTAAGGGTTATAAGCCGCTGGCACTGGTCCTTCTCCTGCCCCAGGGTTCTTGTCGGTCTTTACAAGTTGGAACTTACCGTTCTTCACAAGGTCAGGTCGCTCGTCTGCGCCCATCCACGCACCAATCTCGGTAGCATCGGTACGTTTTCCGTCAATGATAGCAGCCATAGGGGAGTAGAGCTTACCGTCCACCTCCTGCATTCCGCTATACATTCTGAAAGTCTTCTCCTTGTTGAGGCGGTCCAGCTCGTCCTTGTCGGTAACCTTGTAGGCGAAACCATTTTCCTCAATGTCATTTAGCGCAATATCATCCAAGGTCTCATTGAAATCCCCCATGATTGTATTCAAGGCTTCATCCATTTTATCTTTATCTGAGATTTCAAACAACCTCTTGATGGCATCCTTAAATGTTTGCCACAAAGAACGGTCTCCCTTGCTGGCTAATTCTTTTGCAGCATTCTTAATTCTGTCCCAAATGTCAAGGTCGAGAGCTTTTCTCTGTCTTGGGTCTGCCATCTGCGCAGCAAATTCATACTCGTCTGTAAGACCATAAGTATTTTCCTCAAACTGTTTTCGATTATCCTTAACCTTATTATAAATGTCAAGAATACTATTAACAGCTTCAATTTGTTTTGGTGTTAAAATACCATCTGCCTTTCCTCTTTTTACAAGGTCAATAGAACCCAATGTCATTTGGTGAAGTATTTCATGAAGAATTGTCACAGGCAATTCCTTGGAAGATATTCTAGTCTTTGTCAGATCATCAATATTAAATCCTACTTCTCTGTCAGTTGTCGAATAACCAAGACTACCATTTTTGCTTTCTCCAAGTACATTAAAGCGAAGACCTATTCGTTTGCAAATGTCTATTGCTTTGTTGAAGAGGCGTTCGATTTCTTCGCTTTCTCCTTGTTTTGCAAGTATAGTCTTAAAGCATTTCTCGATCTGTATAGGAGAGAGCACGTATCCTTGTCGTAATCCGTAATCATTTCCGAGAACACTTTTTCTAGCTTTTCTATAGTCCAGCTCTCGTTTGGCGGCAATTCTGGCAGCTTGATGTTCAGCTCTTCTACTTCTTTCATTGTGGAGTTTAGGATTCTCTTGTCCCAATACTCCTGACTGTGATGTCTTATTACTATCATAATCTAAATCATTTTTAATTTCTGATTCAGAGAGATCCGAATACAGACTTACCTTTTCTTTAATAAGCCTGTCAAAGCTATCATCGGTAATGCCAAGCTCTTTCTTCGCAGAATCTATCTCATCATCAAACTTCTTTTCAATCTGCGAAGATACATTTTTATCTACATCTTCGGGAATGATTCTACTATTCTTAACATCTTTTGTATCTGTTTTAGAATACTGCAAGCCTCGGTCCTCACGGAAGTGGGTGCCTTCATCCTCAGAAGTCTTGCGCTCCTCCTGTACCTTCACGCCCATTTTAGACAGGCGGTCCAGTACTGGCTTTAACTGCTCTGGCTTGAACTCAGCAAGCATATTGTTGCCTCTGGTCTCGAAGTTATTGCCATTAACCAGTTTTAGCAAGTCATTATCCATGAAGTACTTGCCTCCCTTCGCCTTGCTCTTCGGTACACGAAGTTCATAGTAGTAACCACGATTGTTGTCTATGCGTTTCACCTTCACCTCACCGTCCGATGAAGTAACCTCGTCAATACCGCCGTGCCATGATGAAAGCTCAAACTTCTCGGTCACGCTGTTGATAGGCGCATCTGTAGTTAAGCCCTTAGGGTCGAATCGGTCCGGCATCAAGATACCAGTCTTCACCTCGCCAGTATCAGTTGTATATTTCACCAGCTGACCGCCCAAGCCCTGATCCTTGCTGTCAACCAAAGCCTGCATCAGATTACCTGTCACGATATAGCCATCCTTGCGACTCTCGTTGCTGGTCAGTCTATCCCAGTTATCAAAGTTTTGGTTCAATACTCTGAGATGGCTGTCTCCCATACCGGCAGCCTGCTTGGTCATGCGGTCGACAGAACCGATAATATCCACCTTGTTTTCACCAGAACCCACCTTGCCAGCAATAGGGAAGGTGATCTTTCTTCTGCCATCCAAGGTAGCAAAGGAAACCGTAGAGGCGTTAGGCGAGAAGTTATCCGTAATCTTGATATCAATGAGCCTTCCGTAACTATTGCCGAATCCGCTCAACTCGTTAGGATTGTTCATATCCGTAGGCAGAACGAAGGTTTCGTTTGTATCGAATGTATCAAGCACTCGCTCAAACATTTCAGCCTTAGCTTTCAGGTTCTTCACCACATCGTTCAGCTTATCTTTCTCCTGCTTGTAGATGTTGTCATACTGATAGCCAGCCATCTTCTCAATCTGCTCATCGCTCATGCCCGAATCCTTCTGACCCTTCTTAGCATCCTTGATATACTTCTCCTTAGCCTTGGTAGCAACCTTCACCGCACGCTCCTCATACCTCTGAGTCTCGTCCGCAATCTTCTGATCGAAGTACTCCTTCACGGCTGTCTTCTTCTCGGTCTTGTATTCCTCCCAAGTCTTGCCGCCAGTCAAGCCTTCCTGCGAAGCCTTCACCTCAGAAGCCTTCATCGGCTTCTTCAAGATAGCCATGTTCACCTTTTCTATATAGGTGTTGTCGGCAAAGGCATTATCGCCGCTTGGCTCTGCACCCTGCTTCCAAACTTCCTTGCGGATAGTATTAGCCTTCAATGGCAGCTCGGTAATCTCCAGGTCGTTCTCACCCATTTCGTTGAGGCGCTGAATCTCGTTGGCATAAAGCTCACCAATCTCCTGCAACATCTTTTCCTGCTCGCTTACTCTCAGCAAAGCCATACGTCCAAGCAACTTGCTTGCATCGGCACCAGCCTCGCCATCACCGACACCACCGCCCTCGGCTACAAGTCTCTGTGGGTCGATGCGTGACAAATCTTCTCCAAGGCTCTTTTCCCATCCGAATGGGTCTGCCATACGAGCATAAAGGTCAAGATGTTCAGCCATATATTCCTTAACCACCTTATCGCCATACTTGTTGGTAATATCGGCAACTTCCATTTCGTTGAACTTGCTCTTCTGCGAAGAAGTAGTATTGGCATCAAGCGACTTCAACTTAGCCTTGAACATCATCAGCAGTCGCTGCTCGGCAGGAATCAGAGAAACCACATACTCGTATGCGCCTCTTGCCACCTGACCGGTTCTGTCGATACGTCCACGCATCTGAACCTCATCATTCACATCGAGCTGCTGCTGCGCCACGATCATCACACGCTTCTTCTGGTCCTTGTACTTGCTCGAAGCATGCAGAGAGATACCAGTGGCAGCACTCTTGTTCAGAATAAGCGCATCAATCTTGCCGTCATTAAAATCGCGCGCGAGTTTCTTCTTGTCTGTGTCTGCACGCTTCACCTTGGTAACAGTTCCGTTGTCGTTATAAACAAACTCGGTCTGTCTTCCAGTCAGCTCGCCAACCTTATAGCCTGCCTTCTCCAACTCATTCTTGATAACATCAATAGGGGAGAGAGAAAGACCTGTACTTGTCTGCTCAATCTTCTTCTCCAGTTCGTGATAAGCCTTAACAGCCTCTTCGCCCAAGTCTTCAAGCTTGAAATAACCGCTTTCGCTATTGTCCTTGGCATCCTTCTTGGTGTAGCGAAGTGTACCTTCAAGACCCTTCTGCAAAGATGTACCCAAGTCTGGTGCGTCCATTTCCTCGCCAAGTGCGAAGTTGCCGGTCTGCGATTCGTTGGTGTTGTTCAAGGCAATCACAGGCTTCATCCCCTGCTTTAAATAATCAATGGCACGCTCAGCGGCAGACTTGGCTTTCAAAGAGAGAAGTACCTGCTGAACGGTATTGAATGCCTTGCTTGCGAAAGGCTGATTCTTGATACCTAAAGATTCTGTACCCTTCTTGATATCCATAGTAGATTGGATATCTGCCAATTCAATATTACGCTCATCAACGTAACTTGAAACATATTTCTTCTGGAAATTGATAATATCATTAAACAATCCGATGATACTATCATACTGTTCTCGCTGCTCCTTAACTCGCTCAGGATCATCAATAGCCTTCCAGTCAATGGTTACGCCAGTCATATCTCGCTCACGGCGAATCATCTGACCGCATTGTGTCAAGGTCTGGCTCATAATCTCCTGCAAGGTTGCGCCACCACGCTTCACCGCATCAATCAAATCGGATGATTTCATACCGCCCTCGTTCATGGCAGTACGCAAAGCGTAGATAGGCATATTGTCTGGTCTCTTGGCAAAGGTAGCAGAGAAGAAGGTAACGTTCTTTGCCTTCTGAATAATGTGCTGGAAATAGTTGCCCTGACCGCTATTGCCACCAGCCGTATGGCTTTCGTCAAGGATAAGATAGGCGTTACCCATCAGTTTCTCGATGGCATCACGTCTTCTTTGTCCGCTGAGAGCGGCAGCACCGAATGATTTACCCTTTGCAAGCTTTCTCTCCTTGCGGTTGCCGTCCTCATCAAACTCATATACACCATTGCTTACCTGACTGTAGGTAGTCAATACATAGTCGTATTCCTCAGGCAGCTTGCCGTTCTTTTCAATGTAATCAAGTACTCGCTTCACCTCACTCTTCGATGGCAGGGCGAATACTACATTTCCGTCTGAGTCGGTAATGGCAGCTTCCTTGGCACTACCGAATACAAATGGTCTCAGTTCTGGGCTACCAATATCCACCAAGTCACGATATACATCGCTCAGCAATCCTGCGGTCTTGGTGAAATACACTGGCACCTGACCCTGTTTCTTGGCGTATCTGATAAGCGAAGCAGCCTGTCTTCCCTTACCAATACCGGTCATGTCGCCGATGATGAAGGCGTTGCCCTTCTTCGCCTGCTGCAAGGCAAGAGCTACTGAGTCAACTTGCTCCGCTGCAAGGTGAGAATACAAATCATCCTTATCATTATAGCCAAGTTCATCAACCAGGAACTGGTCGGCATCGCCCAGCTTTTCAAGGTTCTTGTTTACCGCTTCCTGCTGATCGGCAGGCATCACGGCTTTCAGAGTGAAAGGGTTTACACTCTTTGGGGTATAGGTGACTTTCTCTGTACTTAGTCCACGTACGGATTTGTCCACCCGCTGTAATTGTCCCCGTGGTCCGCTTCCGCTCCCGGTACTGGCAGGTTCATCAGCACTTGGCTGAGCGTCATTCCGTCCAGCTCCTCCTGATCCATTTCCTCGCTGCTCATTGGTTCCAGCGGTTGCTCCTTCGCTCTGAGAAGGCTCTGTCCCTGTTCTGTCTGTTCCAGTATCTCCACCAGAAAGTCCTCCATCTTCTCTTGGCTCGGTTCCTCGTTGATTCTCCAAGTCATCATGGGTTCCTGATACGGAAGTGGAGTCAAATAAGTCAGGCTCTCGCTCACCATCTGGTTTGCTTCCTCCTCGTTCTCCTGCTCGTACTCCCTCTTTAGGAGCAACAGCAGCGCCTTGTTTATCAAGTTCTGGTTGAGTACTTCTTGTTTCTCCTCCGATGGAAGAATCCATCCGTTCACCTCGTAGTATATCATCTTCAATTCGTTTATAAAGTTCGTCATAATCTTTCACGGTCTCGGCTCTAGCCTTATCCTTCACTGGTGGAAAGGCATTCTCGTTCAAGCGTCTTCCGTTTATCAATATCATACGTGTAGGGTAGCTGGTTCCCTGCTTTGCATACAGACCACCATCCACATTAATCACGTCCTCCACATTATAGTGGCTATAGAGATAACCAAGGAAAGCCTTGTCTTTTGGTTTCAGACTTCCGTTCTTGGCGTATTCCGTGTTACCACCGATGATGATAGCAGCACGACCGTCACCCTTCATGCTCTCCAAGGCATTGATAGCCATCTGTCCTTCCAAAGAAGAAATCTTGTAGCCGTCATACTCCTTAGGGGTAGCACTACCGAATGGTGGATTTGTCACCACCACGTCAACGTCCTTGTCTGCAAAAGGCAGAGTTCCGTCCTGACTGGTCACGTTCTTGAAACCCTGTCTTCTCAGGTTCGCCAATCGCTGTGCATCAATATCGTTCACATGTACCTTATCCATTGGCAAGCCGATGGTAAGCATACCGTTGCCGGCACTTGGCTCCAGAGCACTCTCAATCACCTTACCGTTGCCCTTCACATACATATCCGCAAGGAAAGCGTAAGGGGCAGGGGTAGAGTACTGCTGCTTCATCACTCGCTCAGAATCACGCTGGTTGAGGCTAGGCTGATTTTCATAGAGCGTCTTGATGCGTTCAAACTTCACGGCATCGTTGGTTGATTCAGAAGAAGCGATACCTCTTGCTCGCTTAACAATAGCTGTTTCAGCAAGCTCCTGAAGGTCTGTGTCCTTAATATCCTTCAAGCCAACTTTCTCAGCGATTTGTCTCAGCTCAACAATACCGTTAAACTTATGCTTGAAACCCAACTTTATGTTCACGGCATCAATAAACTTCTTCTCAGCCATCTTTCTTTCCTCAGCAGTCTTGGAGTCACCCACCAGATTCTCCTGATGCTTAGGCGAAGTCTTCTCGTAGTAGTCAGCCCATTCCTTCAAGCTCATACGCTGCTCGCCATCACGATAGCGGATATTCATCATCTGCTCATAGATAGCATCCACGTCTTCCTTCTTGAAAACCTTGGCAGCAGGAGCAAACTCCTTGCGCATTTCCTTCACCACGTCTTCAAGATTGTGCATACCTCTTTTGATTCTCAGATAAGCATTCTCTGCCATGGCGCTCACCAGCTTAGGCAACACTTCCAGTTGTCTAGAGTTAAGACCGATGAACGAAGCAGATATTTCATCCTTGCCGGCATTCTTGAGCATATCCCAAAGATCATTAACCTTCTTGTTAGAAGCCGCTACCGCTTCATCGTCAGCTTTCTGCTGAGGCTTCTTTGGCTGTTCTGCTTTATCCTTCTTCTCCTTCTCGAACCCTTCTGCAGCATTCTTGAAAGATTCCATTGGGTCTGCAGATGGTTCAGCTTTAGGAGTCTCAACCTTTGGCTCAGCCTTCAATCCCTTGCGTTTTGCATAGATGCTTTCGTAGATAGCACGGTGCAAATCGTCTGTCACTTCTCCGTTCAGATAGTCCAAAGCCATATCCTTGGATAAATCGTCCACGTCTGCCTTCATAATCTCATCCTCAGTCAGAGGATGCTCCTTCTTGAACTCTGCTGCAGCTGCCTCAATCGGGTTAAACTGAGGGTCTGGGTTCTCTTCCTTTGGAAGGAGTGGGAGAGGACCTTCTTCATTCTTGCTGTCAATATACTCAACAACTTCTTTCAGGTCACCAAACTTCTTGCCATCATACTCATAGTATGAACCAGTGTATTCGCCCTTATCGTTAGGCTCATCAACCTTGATAACCTCCTTGTCTCCATCAATCAGAATCTTCTGCTTCATGATAGGACCATTCTTTGATGGAGTCTCGGTTTCCTCGTCCGTCACTTCAATACGACTTTCGAGTTCCTTGTTTACCAAATCGTCAGGTTCCTCTACTCTTGGTCGCTCTGCTTCTGCTGGTTCATTTCCTCCTGATGCTTCTTGTTGAGGTTCTTCAACGCCTGAAACATCATGGCTTCCTTCTGTTTCTGAATGTCCTGTTCCATAATCTTGCCATTTTTTAAAGTTCAAATACTCATTAATTAACTCTTCCTTGGTAGGAGCTGCCTCAAACATATTGCCCTCGCCAGTATTCCTAGCCTTAGCGATACGGTTGTATTCGTCAAGCAAATCTCTGAAATCAGAAACCTTGCCCTCCAAGGCTAAAGCCATCATCTGAGAGATAGAAGGGTAGCGCTTAGCTGCATCCTCACCAAACATGTCTGGTGTTCTCAGCAACGTATCAACCTTATTGCCACCCTGTCTTGCCTCATAGAGCAATTGGATAGCCTGATCAATCTCATCACGAAGAGAGAACTCACCCAGCTTCATGTTGTCCATTACCGAGCGGATAGCGTTGATAGCCTTATTCTTCACCGTAGAGTCGATGCCCAGCATTCTGATAGTCTCAGGCTTGAAGATAGAACCCAACAGAAGGTTCTTCACATACTCCCTGCCTTGTGCAGAAAGTCGCTCTGGACTATCCATCATCTGTGCCACCTCGTTCTGTCCGATGATACCTTTATCTACTAACGTCTTTACCAAGTCATTTATTGCCTTGGAATTGTTAAAGAAAGCATCAAGAGAACCATTTCCTTCAATCTCTGCAACAATCGCGCCTACTTCGTCAGAAGTCAAGGTCTTAGCCTTGGCAACCGCCTGTTCGGTATTGCTCTGAGTCTTCTTCTCGTTTCGGTTGAACTTAGCGAAGGTAGCTGCATCGTAAGGGAGTCTCTCATCAGTCACCATAACCAGACGAGGATGCTCGATTCCACTCTGCTCAATCTGCTCTCTGGTAAAGCCGAAATTCTCGGCATTCTCCAGAAGGTCGTTGATGTATTCAGCGTCCGTACCTTCCTTTGCTGCCTTCTGTCCTGCCATCGTTCTGCCGTTACCATCATAAACGATACCCTCGTCAGATACAACTGGCACATTCTCGATAGCCATACCATTATACTTTCGGGCAATCTGGTCCGTATTCTGCTGAGCCGCCTTGTCGTGCTCATAGTCACGGTCATTCACGGTTCTGCCCTCAGCATCGGTAGGGAATCCCTCAGATTTCTTATAGCCATTGTTCACATCGTGAGAAGGAGTAAGACTTTCTGCCGGCACAATCTCATAGTGTCCCTTAATCTTGGTCTCTCCGTCAGGCAGCATTCTTGTGCGCTTGTTGCCAACAAGTCTAGGTGCATTCACAAACTTCTGTGCAGCCACGCTGCCAGCTTCATGTGCGCCCTCAGTCTCTTCTGTCTTACCCACAGTCTCCGCAACCTTCTTGGCAGTCATAGCCTTCTTGATATTCTGAGCGTGGTCCAACTGCTTCTTGGCAGCTTCAATAGTCTGATTCTTCAAAGCCTCCTGCTCCATGATGTCGTTAGGCTCGGCGGTATAGTCCACCTTCATCTTCTCGGCATCCTTCAAAGCATTCTCAGCTTTCTTAATCTGTCCGTCCACCACCTTCTCAGCATTCTCCCCGAAATCCTCAGTAAGAATCTCCGCACTCTGCTCAGGAGTCATACTAGCATAGTCTGGCGTAGGTCTTCCCTTGCTGTCCGTAGCCATAGGAACATCTGTACCATCGGCAAACTTACGGGTCTGCTGAGGCTGCTCTTGTGGTACAAATTCCTCAGTTTTGGTATTATTTTCGCCCGATGCGGTATTATTTTCGCCCGATGTGGTATTATTTTCCTCATTTGTGGTATTATCTTGTGGTGCCTCCTGCTCCTTCTGAGGCTTTGCTGCATCCTGCAGAGCCTGCTCCTGCGCTGCCTGATTATACGGTTCAGAGTTCTTCATCTGCAATCTCTGAGTATATTCTGCAGCAAACTGGTCGAGAGGCTGATTTTGGAACAGAGTAACCTCGTCTGCCTTCACGTAAACCATTTCCTTTGTATTAGGATCTAGGCAGACAAGCATATCGCCGCTGCCTTCCTTGGCTCTACCTGTAGTCTGGTCGAAGGCAACATCACCCGAACCAACAAGAAGTGTTCTTCCGCTGCTGTCTTGAACATACAGAGCCTGCTCGCCATTCATCGCCTGACCGTTCAAGGTTCCGTGATAGCTCCAATCAGAAATAAAGCTCTTCACGTTTTCCTCTATGACATCAGCAGTAGCCTGCTGCATACCCTGCACTCTAGCGTTCGCATTGATATATTGGGCAAGTGGGGTCAACTCTTCTTGAGTCAATCCATTCTGAATGAGTGCATCGTAAATCTGTGCCGGTGTCAAACCCTGCTGGTGCAATTTCTCAAAGGTTTGCTTGAACACATCGTTGCTATCCATCGCTGCATCAAGGGCTTGCTCTGCGTTGCGAAGGTTGCGCAACTCATCAACTACCACGCCGCTATCCGGATTGTCTGTTCCCAGACTATGCTCCTCGGCAACCGTCTTACCTTGGCTTGCAGACTGGTCTGCGTGTGGCTTTCCGCTAGGGAAAAGTCTGTTTTCAAGCTCGCTCTTCACATAATAGAAGATTTTGTTCTCCTGGTCGGTGCGCTTCATCGGGTCTTTGCGCATGATGTTGTCAATATCAACCGTCATGTTACCCTTGTCGTTGATCATCTTCTTCCATGTGTCAATAAGACCATCAACAACGTCTGCGGATTCTACTTTAAGATCGCCATACGAACCGTAAACGTCCACATACTTCTCCCAGTCAAGATAGAGCGCACTCTTCGGGTTGCGCAAGTCATTAATCAGCTGGGCGTTTATCGGGTCTGTAACATCCTTGCTTGTGTCATAGCCGTTATTACGGAGGAAGCCAAGTGCCAGACTGGTAACATTTCCGTCCTCATCAGTCAGCTGCATATCCTTCATCTTGGAATAGCCAATCAGCGACATCATATCGTCATTATCACGATAAAGCTTCTGCTTGTAAAGAATAGCTCTGCGCTCATCGGCATTCTTATAAGAGGTACGTGTAAGCAGCGTTCCATTCTTGGTGTATTCCAGAATCTGCTTGTTTTTCACGTCGTTCACGCTTCGGTAGCTTTTACCTCTTGTCGTGTTAAACAAGCCCATGGCCGCATTCACCTTCTCCTTGGTGCTCTGAGAAACGTCTGGGTCGTTCATAAAATCCGTGTATGCCGTTTTGTATTTCGGATCTCTTGGAGCTGTCTTCGATGCTCGGTCCACCTTCACGAAAGCATCCATCAGATTCTTGCCCGATGCAGAAGAAATCAATTCATTCTTCTCGTCAGGAGTCAGACGAATATCCACGGCAATAGGGGAGCCGTTGGCATTCTTTCCAATCACGAAATTACCACCGCTATTATGAGTAAGATGATGCAGAATGTTACCCATCTTCACGAAGTTGCTAGGCTCTCCAGCCTTGAATGCGCCCACCATCACTACGTCTTCCAGCCAAGTGCCGAAGGAAATATCCTTATCGCCAGTCACGTTGTCGGCAACCATCATGGTTCCAGCCTCAACACCGAGACTGGCAGCAGTAGCACCAAACTTCTGCGTGCCGTGAAGCAATCGCTCGCCTGTGCTCTTCTCCAAGCCGGTAATACCGAACTTTGATACCCAAGGAGCCATCACCGCACCCGATACACCAAACATGGCGCCAGTAACCGCACCGTGTCCTGCACCCTTGATTCCAGCCTCACCGATAGCTTGCAAAGAAGTATCATCGCCAGTAGAAGCCTGACTCAAAGCAGCAGTAACGCCCGAATATCCTGCAAGATTCAGCGAACTTGTTGCCGTTCTAGTGCCCAATCCCGACATGATCTTCTGTGCCGTTGTCATATTGGCAACCTTGAATGCCATCTGCTGGGCGGTAAGTTTCTGTGCCGCCTTCATCACGCCCGCCTTCACCAGTCCGTTTGTCAGAACTCGGGTTCCTGCATTCACGGCAGCACTTGCACCCGCACCGATTACGGCGAGCGGACCAGAATCAGCAGCCATATTGACGGCAGTAGAAGCAAATCTCGTACCGATGCCCGAGCGGTAGGTTTCATCCTTATGCCCTGTCACCTTCTGAATCTCCGCATCACCATCCGCAATAGCGATACCTTCCTGCAATCTCTGTCTGGTATCTCTAGACATCACGGATGGAGCCAGCACCATACCGATGATGGAGTTGCTGAGATTCTTGGCGATATAATCAAGAGCACCGTGAGGCATGATTTCCTCCTGGTTGCGCATCGTCAGAGCCTTCTGAGCATAGTTCATGATCTCTGGAGTCACGTACTTGTCAACGTATTCCTCCATGCCCATGTTCAGTTTCTCTGCGCTCTCGGCAATATGGCGCTGCATACCCTTCTGCGAATAAATCTCGCCGATTTTCTTACTGAGATTGTTCATCAGAACGTTCTGACGGTTCACCTGCTCCTGAGTCTGGGCATCACGGAAAGCCTGTTCCTTTACTGACTGAGGAGCATAGATGCCGCCCATCTTGTCAAGGTTCTGCTGATACTGCTGGCGTGTCAATTCCTGTGCCTCGTTCATGGAAGAATCAACAAGACTGAGCAAGTCATCGCTCAATCGGGTGATGGTTTCTCCGTCATTATGAAGGTATCTGTCTTCTTCCACCTCATCCTTGGCGAATGCTCTGGCATCGTCTATACGCTGCTGCTTACCTCTAGCCCTGCGAGCTTCTGGAGTAGAAAGCTGCTGCATCGTCTCGTTGAAGTTCTTGGCAGTAGGGGTTATTCTGCTTCTGCTGATAGGGGTTGCTCTCTGCTGCTCCTGACGTTCAGCCTGTTCCTGTGCTCTTTGCATGCGTGCGCGCGCATTGCTAGCCTGAGCCTGCTGCATCGGGTTCATCTGATCGTTACGCATGTGCATCAACCGCCAGTTCTGCATATAGTCTGTACCAGAAGGGGTTGCCATTCTAGGCTGCTGAGCCTTCTGCTGTCTGCTCTGCTGATACTGAGCCGCCACTTCCTGCGCTCTCTGCTTCATCGTCTGCTTCTTCACAGGCTGAACAGGCTGCTGCGCTACTGGCTTTGTCTTCTGCTGAGGCTTCGGATTTACTGCGTGAAGTCCGAGTCGCTGTGCGAACTCCTCATACGATTTACTGGAAACAGCACCATCGGCGTGAAGCGCATCATAGAGCTGCTTTCTGTTATGATAGCCCTGCTTGCCAGGCGCATACACGAACTGTCTGAAATGTTCTCTAGTTCCCGATACTGCGCCATCGGCTTTCAAGGCGTTGTAAAGTTGGTCAAATTTATCTCCAGCCATATATTATATATTAATGTTTATAAACCAAGTTTCTTTGTATTCTTATAGCCGTTCTTCGACTTTCCGGCAGGCTTTGCTGCTCTTTTTCGGGCTTCTTCCCTCTGTCTTCGCTGCGCTCCTGCTCTCTGTGCAACAGAGGAACCGCCTTGTCTGTTGGTGGTTCTAGTGGTAGAACCGTCCTTGTTGAACACTTCCCTGCTGCTTGAAGTAGAGGAATTGCCAGAAGTATTACCGTTGTAGTAGGCTTCGTTGGCTTCATACATCGTCTTGTTGGATGCGTAATGAGGTTTGCCTTCTGCATCCCAAGTTACGTATTTGGCAGAAGAGCCTCCACCGCCGCCTGATCGTCCACGTCCGCTTCCCTTATGGGTAGCATTATACTGTGAAATGTTCAGTCTTCTGTTGGTCTGCTCGTCCTTTGCCCTGTCACGTCCCTGTTTATACTCAAAGTCTCGCTGGTCCTTCTCCTTCTTATACTGGGCAGCAGCCTCATCCTTTCCCTTTCGGTACTCGAACTTATCCTTGGCAAGCTGGGCGTTATCACCACGAAGCCCCATCAGGTACTCCTTATATACCTTGTCTGCCTTTGCAGCCGCACTCTTAAGGTCGAGGTTTGCCTGCTTATATGCCGCATCAGCATCAATGGCAGCTTGTTTCTCTCTCTTTGTCTTGCGCTTCTGGTAAGCTTCTTCCATCATGGTTGTAGGGTCATTGAACACCTGCAAAGGCGCACCCTTGGAAGTATTCACGATGTTGCCCATGTGACGGACGGCATCGGCGAATGCTGCAATACGCTCTCTGTTGGTAGTGATTCTGCGGTCATACTCATCAGGAGTCTCGCCCTCACGCATACCCGGTCGGCTCTTGGGAATCAGCTTGCCGAGCCAACCGAAGAAGCCGCCATCCCTCTGAGAAGGGTCTGCCTGGAACTCTGGAACCTGCTTGCTCTGTGCCGTCTGATAGCCACTTAAAGCGGAAGAAAGCGCATCATAGCTTGGCGTTCCGTCCGCCTTCCATCCTGTAGGAGGCTGCTGCATTCCCTCGAAACTGGTCTGAGGCTGCTGAGTCTTCTCTGCTGCATCACCCAGATAGGGAGTCTGTACAGAAGAAGCCGCCGGCTGTGCCTGCTGAGGCTGAACAGCAGGAGCCTCCAGCTTCCCACTAACGCCCCCATTCTGCTGAAACACGTTCATATTCATAGGTTGGGGAGCAACCGCTGGAATCTGCCCATTAGGACCGCCCTGCATAGTCTGGTTCCCCAATCCCATCACCTGATCATAATCAGGATGCTTCGCCCTCATCATGTCCTGAACAGCCTGAGGATACCCACTAATCGTAATGGGCACCTTCTTAGGCTGCTGTGTATTCTGATTATTTACTACTGCCATAGCTTACTTTTTCATATTTTTGATTTCCTCATCAGTAAATACTTGACACATACCACGAAGACATATAATAGGCATTTCATCACCAAACACATTTGTATAGGTAAATCCATCCTTTTCACTATAGTGTAACTCCGTGCCGTTCTTCGTGCAACGCTCGATGATTTCAGCTTCGTCTTTTGATATTGCTATATTCTTATAGCATTGTGCAATAATAGCAGAATGGTCTCCACCTTCCTCTGCAATATCAACTCCAATCATCTGGTCTATGATGCCGTTTCCGTCCTTGCTTCCTACGGGTCCGAGATTATGCGCCTTTGCGTTAAAGGAATTATAAGCTTTCTCTTTCAGATCATCGAGAGTACTTTTTGCCGTATTCAGTTTCTTCTCCTCTTCATCGGTACGTTCAGGCAGCTGAGGATTAAATCTGTAACCTTTCGCCCAATGACGATATTGCTCGTAATCTTTTGGGGAGACTGGTCTGTCATTAACAATATCCTTTGCCATCTTCTGAATCATCTTCTCTGCCGCAATACCATATTCACAATATTCTCTGGAACCTTTACGAACCATTTCAACCAGCTTGGTCTTCTCCTCCAACGCCTCTTCCAACTTCTCGCATTCCTTCATGCGAAGATTAAGATTAATCTTGGCACCATCATATTTCTTACTAATATGGTTTACCAAGCCTTTCTGAGCCTTCAACTCCTTACGCAAGTCGGCAATCGCCATATCCTTGTAGTAAATCAACTTCTCCTTCCAAGCGAGAGCACTCTCGGCACTCTTCAAAGCCTGAGCATCAATCTTGTCAACAACATTATTGGCAAGCTTCTCCCTCAAATCCTCAACCTCCTTCACGTACTTCTGGCACACCTCGGTCAGATTCTTCTCACGAATCTTTGAAAGGCGAAGTTCCTCGGCAACGTCAGCCAAAATAGCGTTCTTGTCATGGATGATGCCGTTCAGCTTGGCAATCTCCTTGCCAAGACGCTTAATCTGTAGTCGGTCGATTTTATCGTTGTGCTTTTTACAAGCATCCAAAACCACAATCTGGTCCTTCAGGCGCTCGTTCTCATAGGCAAGCTTCTCAATCTTCTTTGCCTGCTCATCCAACAAGGCATCGTTAAACTGGGAGGCTGATTCTGCAAGGGCAGGGTTTTCACTTGTATTTTGGTTATCTTTCCACTTCAACTTTATGCCTTCTACTGCGCTCAAAGGAGAACCAGGAATAGGCTCGCCGCAATGTTCAATGGATTTATTTCCAGATAAATCGCCTTTGATGCTGTTCTCAGCAGAACCGGGAGCCTTGGTGTTCTTTTCGTACTCCTTCTCCAAACGTTTCTTACGCATATCGTAATCATGTCCGCTAATGGTTATATAATAACCTTCCTTGGATAAAACACGGAAAGCTTCAAGCACAGAAGGCTTCTCATGCTCAAACCAGTTGCTATCGTCAAACTCAAATGGCTCAGTTGACTTGTGAAGGTTAATCACTGCAAACTCCTTCTCTAATATCTTCTTTGCTTCTTCAAATGTCATATCTATATTATTTTAATGTTTAACAAACTTGTTGATAATATCATCGAATGATGAAGGAATAATGCCGCTATCTGTCTCTGTATAATAGTAGAATCTAGGACCCCACTCCTCTGATTCCTTCTTTTCTTCTACAACTATCACATTGCGGATTTTACCATCCTTGCATAGCAACTGAGCGTAATACTTACGTCTGGTATTTACTTTATGTTTATACTGCTCGTCCATTTCTTTTAGGAACTTCGTTAAATCATCTAGCGTTATCTTATTATTGCTAGACTCGAATGGCTTTTCAATCTGAGACAAAAGACCTTTTCCTATCTTTACTTCCATATTACCTATGTTTGACATTTTTAACACTTCTCGAAAAATTAGGGGTGGGGGGGAATCGGAAAACCGAAATCCAGAAAAAGGGGGTGGTGGGGGTGGCGGGATTTTTATTTATGTATTTATATACTATAATTACAAACGGTGGTCAAAGGGGGTGGGGGTCTTGGGGTGCCCTCTATGCCTTGCCTGCCCTTGCCTCGCCAGTCGCTCGCTCCTCACTCAGCCATCACCCTTGGGCTGCTACCCCTTCAACCTCTTCTTGGCTCCCGTGGCTAGGTCGAGAGGGTCATACTGCTGCCCCACCTCATTATAGCCAGCAGGGATAGGGTCTTTAGCGGCTCCCTTGCCGTACTGAGCTTCGTATGCAATAGCAGTTGGGTTTACTTTAGGGGTTTGTGTTACATTCTTGTTATCATTTGCACTTGCTGAGCCGTCTAACTTACTGCTATTCTGTGACTTAGTTCCTTCGAGTTCTGACCCCAATTGGTTCACACCGAAATTGAAGAGGGCATTTGACGCATTTTGGGCTGCATCGCTCGTTGCCTGCGCCTTCTGCTGCTCAATCTGCTGACGTTTCCTAGACAACTGCTGAGTGTTGGCAAGGTGAGTATCCTCAACATCTTGCTTGCGAGCCGTGTCCTTTGCAGCTATGTTGGCTATCGTGTCGCCCATCACCTTGTTTGCACTCTCCTTCGCTTGTGCCACGCTTGCAGCAGTTCCACCACCAACGGCAGCAGCGCCATCAGCCTTGCGAATATACTCGTCCTGCACCTCCTGCGCCCTTCTCAAAAGGTTAGAGCCTGCCTTCGTGTCGAGGTAGTCAGTATTGTAGTTCTTGTCGTACCAAGCCTTCTCAGCGTTCGTTCTGTACTGATTCTCGGCTTGTGCTCGTCTAGCCGCCTTCTTCGCCTTGTTAGCACCGAACAGAGACGAACCAACACCAAGCGCCAAGGATGCAGCGCCCAATATCCACTCCTTCTTCTCCCCAAGCACTGGGGAAGAGGTCAAATTCTTTGGGATTCTTACTAAAATATCACTCATAATTGCAATTATTTGATTTACGAGGGCAAATATATAATATTTGGCGATACGTTTTGCCGTGTTTCCGGTCAAGGAAATTTACCTCTCCAATCACTAGTCTGTTTGTCGGGGCGCAATCCACCCCAAACCTTTTTCCCTCGCACCTCCAAGAATCACCCATTTTGTAAATAATAGTGCTAATTGTAATAAAACTACAAGTGCTTGATGTTGTGGATTTTACTCTCAGTCGTTCCTGAGGGTAAACAAAAGATTAGAGTAAAGTTATTTCTTATTTCACAAATGAAGTTACTTTGCAAACAAAAAGCCCATTTGCATTAATAGGTACGCACGTGCGCATAAGAAAGGCTTTAAGAAGATTTAACGCTACATTTGAATGTTGTGCAGGTATAATCAAAAGCGAACTCCTTCCATTTTCGCTGATTTTTGCGATTTTCGGGCAGATGGTCGGGATTTCTCCCAAATTCGTGAGTTTTGAGCCATATAAGAGCCGTTTTGTGGCATTTTAGGGCTGATTTTGTGGGTTTTTCGTAGTTTTCGTGGTTTCGTGCAGGATTTACCGCTCATCTAGGAAGAAGCCCGATGGATGCAGTCTAGACCCGCTCCGTACCCTCTCTATACCTTCTCCGTACCAAGTCTTAGGGTTTGCAGGGTTTGCAGGATTTGCAAAGGTTGCAGGCTAGGTGTTGTGTCGTGTTGCGTGAGTGTTGCGTGATGTGTTATGTGGTGTGTTCTTCTCTCTATTGTGTGTGTTCTTTCTATGTAGGGAAGAGGGAAATAAAATCCTCGGGGAGATAAGGGGGCAGCGCCCCCACGGGCGCAAGCGCCCTCCCCATGCCGTGTGGGGCTAGCGCCACAAATCTTGCAACCACTTGCCGAAGTGGTACACAGAATGCAGGTAGCACACCACGATAATCAGTTGCAGAAACCATCCTGCATACTTCACGGATGCGGTTTTGGGTTCCTTCACCTTCCCGAATGCGTGAAAGAGATAGGCGATGCCGAGGAGTGAGACCACACCAAAGGCGAGCCACATAATAACTTGTAGTACTATCATCTTGCTATTGCTTTAATCTCCTCCACCTGCTTGAAGAACTCATCCAACGTATCAGCGGTGTAGTGGATGCCCTTGTAGCGGATGAAGGAAGAGAAGCCGCCCTTGCTCTCCTCAATATCTGTAGCCACCTCTTTAGGTGACGCAATCAACTGCCATGTAGGAACGCCCAAGGCTTCAGCTATCTTGTCTAGCGTTGCAGTTGTCAGCGACTCAGCCTTCACCATTTGTCCTACCGCTTGTTTGGTAACTCCCATTTTCGTAGAAAGAGTTGTGTTGGTCAACCCTTTACTTTCCATGATTTCTTTTATTCTTAATGCCATATAAACTATTTACTTTCAGTTATTGCGTACAAAGGTACACATTATTATATAAAGTAAAGTGGTTTCTTTACTTAAATAACGTTAAAGGAAAGTATTTTCTTGCCTAATTATTTGGTAGAGTAAAGTATTTGCTTTATCTTTGCACTCGAAATCAAGTTAGTTTGGTTTCCAAAGCGGAGCGATGGCACATTAGTGAATTGATGAGAAACAACCGCTATATAAATAGTGTTAGTCAGCAATACGGAGAGGTAGAACTCTGTAACACACCGAGGACAACGTACACCGAGTTAGTGACACTCTCAAAGCACAAAGGCAAAGAAGCCTCAAACACTCATCACGCAAGATGGAAAAACGCTAGTCGTGTTAGACTAGAGAAATATCGAAACACGTTGACCCACGAACGTTAAGTGAGGGAGCTAGGTCACATATAGCTTGTGAACGTTGGGAGCAAACGTACACCTGCACTTTAATGTTTAACAATTTAATAGCAACAACACAATGAAGAAGGAATCACCAACACCAATGATTATATTGGAACTCACAAAGGCAGAAGCCATCGTGGTTGCCAACATGCTTCGAAGAACCGCTAACGAGAATCCATTCCACTGGAAGGGAAATAGCGTGGAGAAGACTAGAGAGTTATACGACAAGGTTTTAGGACAAACATACGATTATAACATATGGCAACGATAAAGAGACTAGATTTAACGGCTAACCAGTTGTGGGTACTTAAATATATCCTGCACGAGGTTGAAAGTTGCGAGGATGGTGCTTTCGGCATCTACCTCACTCCAAAGGAAAGAGTTTCACTCGGACAGATAAGAAGTAAATTGTAAAGGTATGAAGAAGTATATCGTAGTTAGAGAGTTCATTCAGCCTAACAAGATACCACGTATCATGGGGCAGTTCGAGACTAGAGATAAGGCAGAAGCCTTTGCTTTGGGACATGAAGGCAAATGCTGGGTGTATGAAATGAGTATGTAACAATGTGTGGGGAGATAAGGGGGCAACGCCCCCACGGGGCTGCGCCCCTCCCCACGTCTAACAGACAAAAGATTATGGGAAAATATTTGGTAAACACGTATAGCACTATCAGAAAAACAAACGGAGATACAATTCGGCATGAAGGTTTCTCAAAAGTGCTTAGCGAGAATGTAGTAAAAATCGCAAAACAAGCTAACAAGGAAGTTGGCTACAAGTACGTAGGACGTTTCAAAGATACACACGGACGCTATTACACCAAGTATGCGCACGTGTCTAATGAGTATTCTAACTCGGAACGTGAAGTTATCTACTTCGTAACAATAACAAAATTAGTATAACACTATGGCAAAGAAGAATAAATACTGCTATGGTTGGGCAATCTGGACTAACTACGGCTATGGATGGGAGCAGGAAAGTGTTTACGACAAAAAGGAAACATCATACTCCCAAGTGAAGAAAGATGCGGCTGAATACAGAGTTGCAGGCGCACAGACGAGAATCACAAATACTAGATGGTTGAACGATTAAAAGATACGATTATGAGAAAGAATAAGACTTACGAGCAGCAGAAGAAGTACTATGACGAGTACAACGACTATGAGAGTTTAGGAGCCATCTTTATGTATTGGCTTGAATGCGGCAACGAGACCGCAAAGCAGATGCAGGAGACCTACAGAGAGTGCAACAGAGAGTGCAAGGAGTATATTTTGCAAGACCTCTTCTACCTTTGCGACCTCAAGACGTTCTACAAGTTTGTTAGAATCTTCAACTTTGGCAAGAAGTAAAAAGCCGCAGCGGTCAGCGAACAGAGGAGCTATTTCACGTTCAATCCGTGAGACCGCACAAGTATAAACAATTAAAAGAAAGGATTTATGTTATGGACATTACAATTTATTTGCTATGCGCCTTGTTTGGAGCATTAGCAGGGTACAGAATCAGAGACGCTAAAGATATGGAGGACGAGTAGTATGAACGTTATCAGATTAACAAAGACAGCACGCAACAGAGTTGACGTGGTTTTCACTGGGGATAAATATCTGTTTTTCAATCCCGACAACGGATTGATAGCTTTAGCACAGAGACACGAACTAGGTTCGGGCTTATTCCACGTACAACGTACGGAGCAGATAAGCAAGAAGATGATAGAAGATACCATCACGGACAATGAGCCATCAAGTATTGTTGTGTTAGGTTTTGAATATCACGAGGAGTGCAACAAGCCTCAGCATACATTACCATACGTAGTGAGTATTAAACTAGAAAAGAGATAAGACAATGAAGAAGAGCATTAAGATAGCTTTGGTAGTGGCAGCGATAGTTGCCCTACCACTTATGGCAGCAGGAACGCAGGACGATAGCAAGGAGAAGCAATCGCTTGTGGACTTCATCGAGTATTGCAGAACTTGCGAGAATCTTCGCCAAGTGAATCCGGCAAAGGACTACACCAAAGCCAGCCTTCACGAATTGAAGAGCGCAGCACGTTTCTATGAGGAGCAGGAGGATTTTGCCGACTGCACCGACTATCCGCAGCAGGCAGAGATAGACAAGATTATTGGTAGAACTTATAATGCAAGAATGACTTATGGACGATAAGGAGTTTAAACTAGTAATACACAACTACTTGAAAAGTGAATTGCTAGCAATGCCAACAGAACAGGCATTAGATACAATATTTCGGTACTATGGTTCAATAAATCTTCTTACACAAGAGTTTTACGAAAACTCGGTAGAGCATGGAGCCATAAAGAAAATGAACAAGAACAAGTAACAAATTTAAATTATAGGAGATAAGATTATGAAAGCAGAGAACGCAGTTAGAATGAGTGACAATTTGGTAGGTATTGAGGTTCATACTATCCAAGATATTGTAAAGGCGCAAGCCGCAGGACTTTATTTGTTGAACAAAGACGGACTAGATTACGAATATGGGGTAATAAATGAAGAGAGCGGAGAAGAGCGAGAGCCAACCGAGCAGGAAATTTTCAACCGCATCGCTAAAGACCTCGCAGAGGATAATGAAGTTTACGCTTGTATGTACATCGCAAACGACTGGTGTGTGCAGAGAAATGCCAAGACGAACTTGCTATGCGATTTCTATCTTCATCAGCACGTTTACACAATGCACAAAAACAAGATAGTGGAAGGCGAAATTGTCTATCTTTCCCTAGCACACGGAAGTTTGGGAGACGATGCGGCAGGCGCTCTCTATGGTGATATGGCAGAGCAGTTGTACTACAACATTGGGTACTACTTCACAAACGGAAGAACGTCAAAGATTGGATATGCTGAAAGAGAACAGATTATCAATAAAATCAGCTCTTTGAAGATGCACGCTCACGTAGTGCTGAAGACGAAGAAAGGTGGCTATCTGACTAGAGACCTCGAAGAGATATTCGCTACCACGGATGAACTTGTAGCTAACTTAATGCAGGACTAAGGATATGGTAATAGTAATCAAATGCTTCAAGGGAGCCACGTATGTTGATAGGTTCAACAATATGTACAGAGCCAAGACAACATTTGTAATGAGAAAGACCCCATTTCGTGAGAGCTATTATCTCACGAATGGGAAGCTGACAAGCAAGAACACCTGCCTAGAGCGCATCAAGTGAAGTTGTTGCTAGTTGTTTATATAGGGCGAATGCGGTAGCCAAGCCGCTACAGATGGTCGCAAGTGCCATCCGCCCCCAATAGTATTAATTTTAAAGGAAAGGATTTAATATGAAAAAGTATGTAGTAGAAATCGTAGAGAAAATCACCTACAAGGTTTCGCTAGACGCAGCATCATCCGAAGACGCAGAGAATTCCGCAAGACGTTTGTACGATTTGGGCGCTTTGGAGAAAGGCGAGTTGGAGAGTGTTGCATTTGATGTAGAAGAGCAGGAGGGCGAGTAATATGAAGAAGCAGAAAGTATTCGTATTGGTTCAGCACGGCAACGACAATCAAGACTATTCTAGCGTTGATGTTGCCGGAGTCTTCCACACCAAGACCGCAGCAAAAGAGAGAATGCAGGAGAAAAAGGATGAGATCCTAGGCTTCTACAAGGAAGAATATCCCGACTGCTATGAGGTAACGGAAGACGAGGAAGAAGCATCGTGGTGCTGCTCCTGCAAGGATAGCCCAATGTTCGATGAGTTAGTACTAACAGAAAAAGAAGTGGAGTAAACTATGAGCAAGCGGTATAAGTTTAACGAGTGTGGTGTTTGCATCAACCCAGACGAATCTGCAAAAATCGGTTCGGGTATGACCTACATCATCATAACAACGGCATTAGTGAGAGGTAAGTGGACGTTTGGAATCCAATATGCCCTTGTTGACCGAGGAGGAGGTTGGGGCAACAATCTCAGCAATCCGAATTGGTACGGAACGCAGGAAGCCGCCATTACTGCCGCTTTGAAATGGATAAAGGATTGGCTGCAAAGGCAAATCAAAGTTGAAACAAACAAGAACAACTCTGTTTGCAAGAACGCCAATAAGTTGTTGACGGAAATAGAAAAGATTCTCCCGAAACAGAGATACGTACAACTAGATTTATTTGAATTTTGATTATGAATAAGCAGTTATTTTATTTCGTCTTCCCTCAGTCAGGGGAGACGATAACAAAGGAAATGAATCCTTTGGCGGTGAAGGATGCCGCAGTGAAGTATTTGAAGACTCAGAACGAGGTGAGAGGTGATATTTGCATCATCAAGGATAGCCGTGAGAACGTGATTGCTATGGGCTATGTTAGCGATAGCATGAAGGTTTCTTTCTTCACCGAGGATGAGACAGTTAGCGACATCAAGCCGATAGGAGTAATCGAGGAAGGAGGGGAGCGATGAAATTACGGCAGGCAAAGAAGATACTTTGCAGAAAGAAAAACTATTTTTGGAGACCACGAATCATGGCTTACTCTTATGGCTTTGGCGAAGACCACAGAATCGCAAAGGCTATCCGAAGGGTTAGAGCTTATCAGAAGAAAGGAGGTAAGAAATGACAAAGCAGGAATGGTTTGTGCTCTTCATCTTTCTGTTTACGATATTGATGGCAGTACTAGGATAAGGGGAAGGAGATATGGAAAAGAAGGCAAGAATCATCGTATATGACGATGTGGAAATACTTGACGAGAGCGATACCCTTTTCGAAGATAAGGAGCAGCTTGCAGGAATCGCCAAGCAGAACCTAAGCCAAACCCCCGATGCGGAAATGGTTGAGGTATGGGCAGGCGGCAAACTTGCGATGAAGTTCGAGTACAACCGCAAGCACAAGATTGTACCAGCCAAGAATCTGCATCCAGGGTGGGGAGGACGGAGAGACCGAGCAGGAGCACCGAGCAAGGGCGCTGAAGCCCTTGTGAATCGAGTAGTACTGCACGTGAATGAAGAAACCTTCGACTTTTGTGAGGCTCTAGGAAGGAACAAGGCTGAATGGATAAGGCAAGCCATCAGAGAGAAGCGAGAGCGAGAGGAAAACAGCAAAGGGTAGTCAGAAATGGCTACCCTTTATTCGTTTGCAGCACAACGAGTTAGATAGGATGATGTTATCAATCTGTTATCATTTGTCTTCTCGTTATGTTATCATTAATCTTCTCACTTATGTTATCAAGGATGATATCAGAATTTGCCATCTATGTTATCAAATGCTGAGTAAACGTCCTTGTTGAGCGTTCGGGCATATCTTTGGGTCTGTCGGATATTGGTATGCCCGAGCACCTTAGCCACCACGTTCAGCGGCATTCCGAACGAGAGAAACAAGGTTGCAGCCGTAGCCCTGCCCATGTGTGAGTGCAGATTTGGCACGTTGACCATCATTCCGATAACCTTCAGATATTCGTTGTACTTCTGATTGCTGATGCAGGGCAGATTGAAGTTGTACTTCTTGAGCACGGAGACCGCTCCAGCCAGTAGCTGGAAGGTGAAGTCTGTATCAGTCTTCACACGCTTGGCATGGTAGTAGTACTTGCCGTCTGCCTGCTTGCACTTGGTGAAGTCGAATGCCATCAAGTCGGAGTAAGCCAGACCGGTATAGCACTGCATCAAGAAAAGGTCACGAGCCTTCGCAAGGTAGTCGTATTGCAAGTGAAGGCGCTTGATGCTCTCGAACTTGTCTATCGGCAGGCAGTCAACAAACTGCTTATCGCCCTTCTCAATCTTGAAAGGCAGATGGTTATACGGATTTTTGTCTATCAAATCATCTATGCAGGCATCACGCACGAACAGCTTCAAGTACTTGTGATAGCAATATACGGTACTCTGCTCCAATCCCTTTGCGTGAAGATACTCATCAAGCTCACGAACCTTGGAAATATTGATGTCGGAGAACTCCTTGATTTTACCATACGTCTTCAAGAAGTCGGTGAAGACCTTGTATCTTCTCTTGGTATGGTCGCTTACCTTTCGCTCTCGGGAGCGCTTCTCGCAGTAGGCGATGAAGTCTAGGGATTTGTTGGCAGCACCCTGCATAAGGGCAGGAATCTGATCCAAATCAGTAATGCCCTTGGAGTTCATCTTGATGACAACATCGTTTGCCCTCTCCAGTATGGCATCAATCTGCTTGTTATACAAGTCAGACTCCTTGCAGCGAATGACACGCTTACTACTATCCGACCATTGAGCCGGACACACTTTCACACCCGTAGAGAAGTACTTTCGCTTACCTCCACAAGTGAACCTCAATTCTACCGAAACTGCCTTCTGTGCAGTACCTCGGTGGAGACGATTGTGAATAACACTTAAATTAATTACGCCCATAAGTTGATAACATTTTTACAAGCAGGTGATAACATATTAGTAACCCACTTCGATTTAACATTTCTAAAGGAATGCCGAACGAACTATGTATCAGCTTATTGCAGAGATTGCCACGTAAACGATTCTACGACACGTCTATATTCCGATGTTATCAATCTGTTATCAGCCAATAAACGCAAAAACGGACATAACTACCTAATTAATAGGAAGTTATATCCGTTCTACTTCTAGAAATTTAAGCTGTGATTACGCCTTATTTTCTTAATTTGGTACACCCTTAGGGGTCATACAACAAAATTTCTAACATAGTCTGTTTCAGACACTTCCTTTTCTAATGCAAAGATAATGATAACTTTTTTATAACACAAATTTTTGGGTAGTTTTCTTTGATATTTATACGCTTTAAAAATAAGAAAAATGCTATAAGTTGCTAAAACCCAACAAGATACAAGCTTTTTGTATTCCATCTCAGTTAAAGAGTGTATAAAAGCTTGGATATTTGCTTATGATTGTGTACTTTTGCACTCGTCAATGTGACGATTGATGCAAGAACTTCGATATATAGACCTGATTCAATAGGTTCAATATATAAATCACGAAATCCCTAGGTCGGCGTCACACGACTTGGGGATTTTTATTTTCCCCGAGTTTTTTTGGCAGTCATGGTAGTTTGTCGGTTAACTCCACTCGGCTACGCTGACTTTAAACCCAAGTCACAAGAGGACGCATGGCGACATCGCAGGATTTGATAGCAGAAGGCGAGCAAGGCGGTAACTACACCGAAAGCTGCTTAGGTCAACTGATGTAGATTATCAAGTGATCAGATGATGGGGGTGATTGCCTCAGCGGAAATAATTTTATGTACTATCGCATACGTGTGCGATAAGGGGGATTCTAGAATCCGAAGGCTCTAAGCCTAGCGGTTTTAACATTGAAATAAAAATAATTATGAATAAAAACTTAAAAATATATAGCGTATGATTATGAAGAAAATTAAATGGAAAGTGATGTTGTTTGTAGCGTGGCTACTCTCAACGCTTATGATTCTTAGCCTAAGCCTTAGGGCAGTAAGCAAGGCAGACACCATCTTAAACCTTGTGGGAGTGCTAGGTTTTGCTCTTTGGATATTGTTCTCAATAGCAACAAATTGTTTAACGTTTAAAAATAAGAAAGACAATGAAAAGAAAGATTAATCAGTTGTGTTTGTTTATGCTGCTCGGTGCAGCGTTGTTTTCGACTACCTCTTGTAGTGAGCGTGTAGATGCAGGCTCTGAGGGTATCTTGGTGAACCTCTATGGTTCCGACAAGGGAGTAGATGATGTGAGTCTCGTTACGGGGCGTGTATGGTACAATCCTTTCACCGAGGAGGTGTACGAGTACCCTACCTATGTTCAGACAATCGACTATCCTGCGTTCACCATCAACGCCAAGGATGGCTCAGAGTTTACTGTGGATCCTACCGTATCACTGAAGATGGTTGACGGCAATGCTCCAAGAGTATTCAAGAAGTACCGCAAGGGGCTGGACGATATTGTGAATGGTACTTTGTTCAACTACGTGAAGGATGCTTTCCGCATTCAGCTGAACAAATACACAACCGACCAAATCGTGAGCAATCGTGATTTGGTGGAGAAAGCCATTGAAGCCCAACTTAGCAAGGCTCTCGCCAAGGAACATTTCCACCTAGAGCAGCTTACTTCTGGATTGAAATATCCAAGCTCGATTGTTGAAGCTGTCAATCAGAAGAATAAAGCCATTCAGGAAGCGCAGCGTGCTCTCAATGAGGTAGCCGTAAAGAAAGCAGAAGCAGAGAAGATGCTTGTACAGGCAAAGGCTGAGCGTGAAGCGAATGAGTTGAAGACTGCTTCTCTTACTCCTGCTATCTTGCAGAAGATGTGGATTGAAAAGTGGGATGGCAAGTTGCCAGTATATGGCAATGTTCCTCAGATGATGATGGTGAAGTAAGCTAATTGCCCTCTCTTCGGAGAGGGCTTTTAAATATAGGCTTATGGTTGGAAGAAGTGAAATTCGCAAGAAAGGTGCTTGTCATGAATCCTGCTGGGTGTATATCTGTATGTATGGCAAGAAGCGTGAGAAGCTATGTAGCTTCAGTTGCGTTGAAACTGGCAAGCCCTGCCGGAACTACATCAACGTGTTTTGGAAGATTCCTCGCTACAGACATTATCACAAGATAAAGCCGAAATTTCCAACCACGCTTGATGCCTGGAAGAAAAGATTCGAGTCCAAATTTTAAAACAAATAACAAACAAGATTATGGAAAAGGTATTTAAACAGATAGGCAAGATTGTTACCATCGTAAAAGTCTTGTGCATGGAGGGTAAAATCCAAAAGCAGACTTATGATGAGATTATATTATCCCTTGTGGACATGAAAGATGAGCTAAACAAGTTCACCATCACGGACCCTACTTCGGGCAAATCATTCAGCGGCATGGAGCAGTTTGTGAACGAGAGCATCAACTATACCGACTCTCAAACTATGCGTGAAGAGTTGTATACAAGAGGTCCTAATGTTGATAATGTTAAGAAGGAGGGCTAGTGTATGACAGAAATGGATGAGATAAAGCTTGCGGCTTACAATAGCTACAAGCGACACATGAGAGTGTTTGGTAAGGGAAAGGATATTCTTTCCTTTGCCGAGTGGGAAAAGAAAGCGTGTGAACAATTAAAATAATAGTGTTATGGCAATAGTAAACGTAGATTTGAGTGAGTACGATGCAATACGCAAGCGTAACTCAGAGTTGGAAGAGCAGGTTAAGGAGTTGAAAAAGTTGAATGATTCCTTGAAGCAGGGTGCAAAGGTGATTCTTCGTAAGGAGACGGTTGTTGAGGTAAATGTGCCTCGCCCAAGGTATGGGAGATTTGAGCCAGACTTCGATATGGAAGAAAAGCCAACCACGAGACGCACAATCGAGTCTTCTGAGTCTTACGTTAACTTCGAAGATGTCCGCTTGAAGGTTGAGAACGCTATGCAGAATGAGGTAAAGCGTAGTATCTACGACAGAGATTGCGAAAGACGAGCTTATGCTGATGAGAAAAATAAGCTTGACGGCAAGTACAACGGAATGAAGGCTGACCTCAAAAAGACGTACGAACAGAAGGAAAAAGACTTGGAAGCTGTTTATAAAGACAAGGAGCGTGATTTGCGTGAAAAGTACACAAGTATGACCGGTGAATTTGAAGCCAAGAGACTTCGCATTCTCAACAAGCTTCCAAAAATTGCTACTATGGCAACAGACTTGCGTGATGAATTGAATAAGTGCTTCTTCAAGCCTAAACTTGCCATTAAGCTGGCGAACGATATTATTGATTCTTCAACAAAGAAGGACTAGTGTATGGACAGACTGGCAAAGGCAATGGATAAGTATTTGTCCGATGCTACAAAGGTAACAGAGCAGCAAATGGTAAATTCCAAACTTGCTTCCAAGGCACTAGATATGGCTGAGCATCGTAAACGATTGTTGATTCTGAAAGCAAGAATGTTAAAATAAAAGGTTATGATTACACAAGAGACTTACGAAGCATTAAAGAATGCTAGAAAGAAACTCAAAAATTGGAAGGGTGATACTAAGAAGATGCTTTTCGAGGGGCAAGCACAAGATCTCTACGACCTTCTAGATACCACCATCCGAGAGTTTGAGGGTGAGAATGAAATGACCAATGTTCCCGATAGTATCTTCTTGGTGATAGGAGAAGATACGCCCGATGGTGCCGACTTCGATGAGTTGGATGAGGTGACTTGGAGTAAGGAGCGAGTATCATACAAGGATATTGAATATACTAGAAAGAAGTAGCGTATGAAAATTAGAAGTGCCAAGAAGATTCTGAATATTATGAAGAGAGGAACGGATGAACGTTACTTCGATTCAGAAGATGGAATCAAAGAAGATAGTAGGTTCTTACCTAGATTTGGATATCTGTACAAAAAAGCTGTAGTCAGATGGAATAAGGCAAATGCACCTAGTGCTAACGTCAGTGTGTTTCGTGCAATTTTGAGAAATTCAAAGGAGTGTAGTCGTTGTAAGCATTATGAAGGTAATGAGTTTGTCGGAAGATGTATTAAACTTCATGTTGATGCAGAAAGCAATGATTGGTGTGCCGGAGCGTTTTTTGTTAAAAAGCGAGGTAAGCATGAGAAAACTAATTAGCAAGAAAGTATATAAGGTAGAACATCTTTGGTGCTACAAAAGATACTACGATGCCAACATCACTGGGCTGTTGTACTTGAAGACGAGAAAGTTCTTGTGGTGGGATTTGAAGCCAATTCTATACATTGATGTGAAGGTTCCATATATTGACGAGCCTTTTTATGATGGCGAGTATGGTACAAATCGTCGCCTATCATCTTTGGAGGTGCAGATGAGAGCAGAAATGGAAGTTATTAAAGATAAGTTCCAAAGAAGATTAGACAGACTTGTTAAACGAAAAAGCAGAGCCTAGTGCCCTGCTTTTTTCGTATCAGCCTACAAGACTCTTGCGGTCTTCGGCTATCTTGCCGTTGTTCTTCTCCAGGAGTATATCACGAAGCTCCTTGGTGATGCCTTCTTGTACGAGCAGCTTGACCTTTGCTTCTGCAAGTTCCTTCAAGAGCGCTTCATCGGTTGGCTTGTCTTCCTTGAACATCGAACCTTTGCCGTCCAGTAACCAATCATACGAAACATCCACAAACGTGGATTTTATATGCATGATGAAATCTAGGGTAGGGTCTTTTGTGCCGTTGATGTAGTTATTAACCGTGGTATATTTCATACCTATTTTAGATGCAAAAGCCCTGCCGCTCAGATTGTTATAATTTCTAAGCTCGTTTATTCTATCAACTATATCTTTCATATTGTACTAATGTTTAAATATTTAAATATTGTTTAAGTAATTATAAATTAATATGCAAAAACTTGGATATTTCTACAAGATTGCGTATCTTTGCATCCGTGATTCAGACAACGATTCATTGTTTCTTTATCATTTAATGTTTTACGTGTGCAAAGATAATAAAAAAGTATGGATAAAGTGGTATATAAACCGAAAATTTTGGTTAGAAAATCAAAAATCGGCAAAATAGCTAAGTCAGTCGGCTGCTGCAATGCGGCAGTTTACGCTGCAATAGCATATAAGACAAACAGCAAGTTGGCAGTCGATATTCGAAATGTTACTTGCAATAGGTTTGGTGGTATCCTCGTCAAGAAGTACCCCGAACTTGTGGAAGATTAAAGGAAGCCGTTCGGCTTTTAGATAAAAGTTGTGATTACGTTAAGCCCCCATCCTGCGTGAGCAGGGTGGAGGTTGCCTGAAAGCATTACATTTCTATTTTATATTGATAATGTATAACGTATGATTCTTTTAAGTTCATAAAAGTTAAGCGAATCAACTTAGGCATTCTCGTTCGTGAGAATAGGAGTGCCAAATATGGGGCTAAGAGCCTGACCACACGGTCGTGGAGTGGTGACTTTGGTACCAAGTCAGCAACTTAAAATTGCAGGTTCCCTAGGCAAGGGCGTTCGACTCGCCCCAAGCCCACACAAGTTTTTGTGTTTTGTTATTATAAAAATGTGATGTAAGGTGATAAAAGAGCGGTATATGTCAAGTGGCAGATATTTCATTATTTGCGGGTCGAAACAAGATGCCACGAACCAGAAGGAAATAGCTTTGGCGGCTATTCTACCAACACCTTTCATTTTAATGGCAATCGCAAAGCTATCCCATTGCCCCTTCGGTGGACATACGATCATTGACTTATTGGAAAAATTAAGCTGAAGGATATTAAGTCTTTATATAGGGTGAGCGAGGATGAAAGCAAAATAATAACTGATTGCTTGTTAGTATTACAAAAATCCTTCGCAAGCTCGAGCGGTGAGCATGGCTCTCAAATTCGTGGTAGCGCACGATGCCGCTATATTGCAGAATAGCTCAGTTGGTTAGAGCAGGCACGTAACATAATGAGTAAACCCTTAACATATTCTTATCAACCGTGCGACCTGGTCGTGGGTTCGAGTCCCACTTCTGCAACTTTTCATATTTATCAGAATTAAAAAGCAATGCCCCCTTGTTGCAGCGGCAACATATTGGGCGGAATTTGAGTTTTTTATCATGTCATGGTTCCTGCCAGTCCGTGAGGATAGGCAGGTTATCTTCAAACTTAAAAACAATAGCGTATGCTTCAATTATTCACGACTCGGTCCTATCAAGAGCGAGTGGACGATATATACAAACAGCTCGAAAGGAATCCGTGGTGTCCGCTGGAGATTTTCGAGCTGAAAATCAGAAAGATTAATATGCTCAACTCACGTATCAAGAATCTCGCAGCAGATATGGGACGTGAAGAAGGCAAGTACAATACACTATAATATATATAATAAGGTATGGTATTAAGAAGACGCAAGCCCCTGAAAAGGACTCCAATAAAGAAAACTCCTTGGGATAAGCCCAAGAAGGAGCAGGAGAAGAAGAAGGCTAAGGCTGGTCTCAGCAAGAGCAAGCTGAGAGATAAGCTTGATGCCGTCTTTTCCAAATATATCCGGCTGAAATACTCAGACGATAGAGGTAACTGCCGTTGCATCAGTTGCGGCAAGGTCTTCTATTGGAAGGATATTCAGAATGGGCATTATATGTCAAGACGATATATGTCCACTCGATTCAGCGAAGACAACTGCCGACCGCAATGTGTAGCCTGCAACATCTTCAATCAAGGTAATATTCAGATGTACCGCCGAGCGCTTATCAAGCAGATTGGCGAACAGAGAGTTGACTTGATAGAGGTTCGGGCTAAGCAGGAATCCAAGAACTGGTCTTTGTTTGAGTATAAGGCTATGATAGACTTCTATCAGAAGGAAGTGGATAAGCTTCTTGAAGAGAAACATTTAACAGAATAGATTATATATGAGTAAATTCGGTACAAAGATTAAAGTAGAGTTAGTGACGCATGGTTGTTTCCCGACAAAGGCGTATGAGACGGATGCCGCTTACGACCTTCATGTAGCAAAGGATATGGAGGTGGCTCCTTACGCTCGCTATTACGTTCCGCTCGGGTTCAAGATTCAGCTTCCAGTCAACGTGAAGATGCTGATCCAGCCACGCAGCGGTATGTCGGGCAAAGGCATGGAGCTGAGTGTTTATTATCCTTCTTGGATGATGAAGGGCGTCTATATTGGCAAGGTAAGAGAGAACCTTGATGTGATTCTCGGCTTGATAGATTGCGGATATGGCGAAGAAGTCCACGCCATCGTGAAGTCGGGCAGGTGGAAATGGAAGAATCGCATTTTGCGACTCCTCGGCTTCAAGTTCGTTCTCCCTTATAGCTGGCGCATTTGCCAGGGCGCCTTCACCTATGTTCCAGATGTCAACTTGGAACCTGGCAAGGTAACCGGCACACGAAAAGGGTTAGGTTCAACAGATAGTTAGTTGATTGTTTTCATATTAATGTGTTTTCCTGACCATTTCTCGGGTAGCAACCGGGCGTGGGCAGGTTTTTAGAAAGGAAATCATGGGTAGAAAGAATATCAGACAAAATTACTTCAACCAAATCAGAAAGGTTACCGAGGAGGTTGACAAGGCAGGAGAGCACGGCAAGCATTTCCGCTGCATCATCCTTATGGGCGATGCCAGCACCAAGCAGGGCTTCTCCTTTCTCCACGCCTCAGATGGAGATTTACAGCAGCTTCTTCTTCAAGCTATGCGCAACAGCAATGCATTCACCTATGCAGCCGCTTGCGCATTCGAAGCTTACGATAAGGAGCTGAGAGAGAAACAAGAACAGAATAAAGATAAGAAAGATGAAGAAGATAATCATTAAGAAACTGAGACTGCTCAACTTCTGTGGCATCCGTGATGCCGAGTATGAGTTTAGCGAGAAGCTTACCATCGTGTCGGGTGGCAACGGACGAGGAAAGAGCACGATTGCCAACGCAATCATGTATGTTCTCTTCGGTACGGATATAGCAGGAAATTCGCTCGACATCAAGACCTTCGACAAGAATCACGAGATTGTCAAGGAGATTCCTCACGAAGCTGAACTCACCCTGCTTGTGGATGGCGAGCAGGTTGTATTGAAGCGAACACTCACCGATTCTTGGAATGGCAGCGAGTGCAAGAACACCTACAAGTATTATGTGGATGGCGATGTTGCCACGGCAGGAGACTTCAAGAAGGTAGTAGAAGGCATTTGTCCTGATTCCGTTTTCCGCCGCATTTCTTCGGCAACGAATTTCTGTAGTCTCCCTTGGCAGAAGCAGCGTGAACTGTTGGAATCACTTGCTGACCAATATACTACGCTGGATATTACGAAGGACGATGAACGATTCGATTTCGTGGTAGAAGAACTCAAAAAGAAGTCGATTGCCGACCTCATCCATCATATCAAATACAAGCGCAAGGAAGTGCAGAAGCAGTTGGATGCCGTTCCTATCCGCTTGGCAGAACTCGGTAAGTCTCTGCCCGAAGCGCTGGATTGGGATGCCTTATCTACCGAGAAGTCGAATCTCAACGACAAGCTTGTGGAACTCGCCAACAAGATTCAGGCTATCCGTATTGGTGGTGCCGACAAGGTAAGATATGATGGAATCCTAAAGAAGATTGAGTTTGCCGAGAAGCGCAAGCGCAATATGGAGCAGGGAGCCATGAATCTCGCTACCGAGCAGGCTACCAAGCATCAGAGCGATGTGATTACTGCCAATATCGCAGTAACGAAGGCGCAGAGTCTGGTTGATGATCTGAAAGCAACGATGAGGGGCTATACCGAATCGGAGATTCACGCCAAGGATAAGAAGGAAGAGTGCGAGCGCAAGGTGGCGGACATCAACAACCGGCTTGATGAACTCTCTAAATCCCGATGGAGCTGGAATGCCGAGGATGGCATCTGTCCTCATTGCGGTCAGCCGCTTCCGGCAGAAGATGTTGAGCGTATCAAGAAGGAATCCAAGGACCGCTTCAATGAACACAAGTCTAACGCATCGAAGAAGATTCAAGAGGAGTTCAACGGCATTCAGCAGGAATATACCGATGCAAAGAATATCCTTGAGAAGCTTGACAACGACCGAATGGTTACAACCAACCAGCTGGTGAAGGCTAACAAGACCCTCAAGGAAGCTGAGTTCAAGAAACGGGAGGTGGATGCCGAGAAGCCGAAGACCTACGAGCAGATTCTTGCCGAGAAGGAAGAATATCAGCAGGTAGTGAAGGAGATTGCCGACTTGCAGGCTGAACTTAATGAGCCATCCGTTAATTCGGACGAGAACACAGAAATGATTATAGGATTGGAGAAGGAGCGTGAGCCTATCGGCACAAGATACAACGAGGTACTGGAACTCCTTGCCACCAAGGAGACCTATGACCGCATTTCCGAACTTATCGAAAAGGCAAAGCAGGACAAGGAATCATATCAGAATCAGCTGGATGAACTTGATGAGAAGCTCGACCTGGCAAACGAGTACAACAAGAAGTCGTGCCAGCTGCTCGAAGAGAATGTGAATGGACACTTCTCATACGTCAAGTGGTCGATGTTCCGACAGGATCTTGAAGGCAATATGCAGCCATATTGTGAGTGCTATCACGATGGTGTGCCTTATAGCCGACTCAATGGAGCCGCCAAGGTGAATGCAGGAATCGACATCGCCAATACCTTCTCTAGATTCTATGATGTATCAGCACCGATGGTGCTCGATGAATGCGAGAGCGTGAACGACCCAATCTATTCGGGCGACCAGCAGCAGATTCGGTTGACGGTAACAACCGATGATAAGTTGAAGTTTGAATATCCCGACCCTGCACTTATTTAGTAAATAACGTGCAGTACTTTAGTAAATAACAAAATATAATATAAATCATGGCAGAAACAGCAGTAGCAAAGCAGCCTTCACAGAAGGCTCTAGCAGTAAAGAACTTTCAGGCGGTAATGAACAATAGTTATTACCAGACCCTTTTGCAGAACACCTTGAAGGAGAACAAGGGAACCTTCACCACCAGTTTGATGGAGCTGGCAACATCAGATGAAAAGCTTCTACAGTGCAATCCTAATGCGCTCATGGCAGAGGCGCTGAAGGCAGCATCCCTGCATCTTCCGCTCAACAAACAGTTGGGGCAGTGCTATATCCTTCCTTTCAAGATTCATGGCGTGATGACTCCTACACTGGTAGTGGGAACCAAAGGTTATCTCCAGTTGGCAATGCGTACTGGCAAGTATGAGACCATCAATTCTGATGTGGTGTATGAGGGAGAGCTGAAAGGCTACGACAAGGTGACCGGCAATCTCGACTTGTCGGGCGTCCGTACATCAAATGTTCCTATTGGCTACTTCGCCTACATGAAGATGAAGAACGGATTTTCCAAGCTTCTCTACATGTCGCTTGATGAAGTCTGCCTCTATGCCAAACAGTATAGCCCTACCGTCAAGTTCAGCGAAAAGGCTACACCAGCTAGCTTGAAGGAACTGGCATTAAAGCAGGCTGCATCGGGAGTAAGCGATGGAGTGGGCTGGTATTCCAACTTCGAGAGTATGGCGCTGAAGACCGTGCTGAGAAGACTCCTCTCAAAATGGGGTGAGCTTTCCATCGAGAATAACGACATTCTCAACATAGACGAAGCTCCTTCTGCCGAACAGCAGCGAGACGAGGAGTTTGCCGAGGCAAAGGAAGTAATCGTGGTTGATTCTGAGACTGGTGGAATCAAGCAGCCAGCTGGTGAGGATCCAGAGGCTCAGACCGAAACCAAGAAGTTTAAGTTGAGCTAGTATGAAGCTAATCATTATCGGTTCATCATCAAAAGGTAATTCGTATGCCCTTCAATCAGATTCGGGAGAAATCCTGCTGATTGAAGCAGGCATACCCTTGAAAGAGGTGAAGAGAGCTATCGGTTACAAGACGAGTAAGGTAGAGGCATGCTTGTGTTCTCATCGGCATTCAGACCATGCCAAGTATATCAAGGAATATGATAAGGCTGGAATTGTAGTTTATTCCAACGCCAACGTATCGCAACATTTCCCTAATTGCGTAAGGACTTTGGGTTGCGAGTGTACTCATTGTTTTGGTGAATTTAGTGCCACACCTTTTTTTGTAAAGCATGATGAGGATGCACCAAATTACGGCTATCTGATTCATCATAAGGAAATCGGCACCATCTTCTTTGCCACGGATTGCTACAATCTGCATTTCGTTATCCAAGGTTGCAATACCTATCTTACAGAGTGTAACTATTCGGATGAACTCCTAGACAAGGCAGTAGCAGAAGGCAAGACTCCACGAAGTCAGGCTGATCGTGTTCGCTTATCCCACATGAGTCTCGAACATGCCGTTTCGTGGTTGCAGGATTGCAAGGCAGAGCAGTCTGCCCACCAAATCATCCTCATTCACGGTTCCGCCCGACACCTCAATCCAATCATAGCAGTAAACAAGTTCCAACAGGTAATAGGCGTACCAACGTACTATGCCAAGAGTGGAGAAATCATCAATCTTATTTGATATGGCAGTATTCAAGAATTTAAACGACCCTCGCAGCTATATGGCTGCATTGAAGGAGATAGAAAAGGCTAAGTCAGCAGGCTATAGTTTGGAAATCAAAAAGTTTCATCCTATAGCCACCGACCAGCAGAAAGCTTATCTCAACTTCATCATCACGTATCTATCGGGACAGATAGGGCAGACGTTCTATCAGACTCTCAGTGAGATTCAGAAGAATGTAGCCCCTCACATCTTCATGACTGGCGAATATGATTCCAAGGGCTTTCCAAGATTCAAGCCCCTTGGTTTCCTTGATACCGCAGAAGCATCATCGGTAATCAGAAACGTTGCCGACTATGCCAACTGCATAGGCTTTCCGCTTCCCGAGCAGGATGATGAGCTGGCAAAGAAGTATTGTCAGATGGATATAGACTCCAACAAGGGGTGGGTATAACTCATAAAAACTACAAGCTTATGAAAACATTAAAGGAAATAAACAAGGCAGCGCAGGGTTATTCAGATCAAGAACCGCTACAAGACGCATTCCGAGAAGGTGCACGATATGCGCTTACCGGTAAGTATTACAAGCCTGCTGAGTTATTCAACCAAACGATTCCTGATGCCGTTTTTGAAGGGCAGAACGATTCCTTTGAAGATTGGTGGCAAATGTACGGCAAGAAGCGTGGCAAGAAGAAAGCCAAGCAGAAATGGGACAAACTAACGAAAGCGCAGCAGGTAGCTTGTTTGTATGCTACCCCTGACTATGTAGCATCCACTCCAGACCGCACCTACAGAAAAGACCCACTCACTTATCTAAATGGTGAGTGTTGGAATGATGAAATCATTTTAAAGCAGAATCATGAGCAACAGAGAGCAAACAATCTTGCAGCAAAGGCAGCAAGAATCCTTGGTTCCGATTATCAAGGATAAGCCGGGCTACGTTCGCCCTACTTCCTTCGCTGATGCCTGCACCAAGAGCAGCACCACTTTGCTTTCCGTCCGCATGCAGAGAGGATTGCCTAGTCTTGTAGGCTGGGTCAAGGGCAAACTGATAGAACTTTTCACCTTCCTTGGAGTCTTCGACATCGTTACGGAATATCAGGTTCAGATGCTTGCCGCAAGAATCTGTGCCAAGTATCACTATTGGACCACCACCGAACTGGACTATGCCTTTGTCACCATCATGGATGGAAAGTACGGCAAGCTGTTCCAGCACAAGCACGATGATAACAATACGACAATCAATCCGCAGGATATTATCGAAGCGCTCAACAAATACGAGCAGGATATGCTGGCAGAACGTGGAAGGCAGGACGATGAACGCAGAAGGGCAGAGGAAATCAGAAAAGCAGCCGAAGAAGCGAAGAAGCCTCTTGGCTTGGAAGGCTGGAAGGTCTATTGCGAGAAGAACGGTCTGAATCCTGCCACCCATCGCATTCAGTCGGTAGATATGAGTCAGCATGATGTTAATCAGGTGCTCTACAAGACCGAAGAAGAGCGAAAGATGGCAGAACGGAAGTTCTATCGCCAAGACAGACGTAAAGAACAGAAATAATTAAAACGTAACAAACTTATGAATACATCACAGACAGACATAGCTATCGTAACAGCTATCTTATGGTTGATGGCTATCGTAGTCGTAGCCTACGACCGCATCAAATATCGCAAGTACTACACTTCAAAAAGCAAGCTGGTAGTGCTTCGCATTAACAACGCCGCAGTTAGAGAGCTTTTATCCCAGAATGGCATCAAGCTCTGCCAGTGTGCCTACTACAACACAAACCGCTATCTCTACACAATAGAGGGCGATCACATTTGCGGCTTCACCGAGTCATGCACGCATCTGATAGAAGATGCCGTCAAGCACCATCAGGAAGTGATAGATTGCGACATCAACGTCAATCTTTTCGTTAGTGAAATCAAAAAATTGCAGGAAGATTATGGGAGTAAAGATTAATGTAGAAGGATTCAAAACAAAAACTTTATTTAATACAGCATCAGAGTTGTTTATTAATAAAGTAAGAAGATGTGGCGAAAATTACGACCATAGAGGTGTGTGCTCCAATACCGAACGTAAAGTACATATACGAAATCTCGCAAGAGAGGCGGCAGAAGAAGCTAAGATTTTTATTGAAGAAGTTTCAAAGGAAGGAGGCAATCAATGAAAACATTTGTATTTGATATTATGCTTAACGGAAGATTCATCTGCACATTAAAGTATAAATATTGTGCGCTCTTCCAGATAGACTTTGAAGATTTAACGAAGTTCGTTCTTAAAAAGAGACCTTCTCTGAAAGGTAAGGACTATAGAATTGCGTTTTGATTATGAAAGAGCTTAAAGTTGGCGAATATTTTAAGTACTGTGGCAAAAAATACATTGTTGTTGAAGATGCCACAGGAAATTGTGGTAATTGTGCGTTTTGGTGCCCCTATGGATGGTGCGCTAATGCTATGTTGAGGTGTAAAAGTCAAATTTGGATCGCTTTAGTTCATCAAACACATTGGGATTGGACAATGAGAGATCGTTCTGACAATAAGTGTGTAATCTTTAAAGAAGTTAAGGAGTAAAGCGTATGGAACAGGAAGAATTTAGAGAACCACCTCGTTATATGGTAGGCGATATAGTTTATAGTCACGGATTTATCTGTATTATCTGTAGCATCTATCCGTTCAATATAGATTATTCTTACGACTTGAAAGTTATTGATGGGCAAAGCTTGGGCAAAATTTGTCAAAATGATATTATGCACGTTCATATTTGGGAAGACTTTCTTAAAAAGAATGGATGGGCATGTTATCGCTCTGAAGGAGAATGTATTGGGCATAGGTGGTATAAACACCAAGAATACCCTTTCACTTTGCGATATAATAATTTCTTGGGAATTTGCGGAGTATCTTTCAATGACGGAAAAGACGATACTGTTATGATAAAATGTGTAGATGAACTCCAACATATTCTTTATGGCTTGCAATTAGATAGCAATTTAAAAATATAAACATATGGATAAGTTAGAATATATTCCAGGAGATTTGGTAATGAATTATATAAATATGGTGATTAACCGCCTTCGGGCATAAAATATAAAGATATGACAGAAGAAAGATTATCTAGAGCTAACGAATTAAGCAACTTTGTTAATGCTTATAAAGAAGTTATCGGTAGATATTGTAATGGCATGAGTGCTAATGAAAACAGACTGGGGAGTGCTCTAATAGATATAAACAAGTATGCGCCAAAAGAATCTGCCGACATAAAGAATGCTATAAAAAAGGCTTTAAATAGCATTCAGAAAGAGTTTGACGAGCTTTAGTGACTAACCATCCCTTATGGGATATAAATAGATAGAAAATGAGTAAAAATGTAATCACATCGTACAAGGGATTCGACAAGAATATGCAATGCCGTGGATTTCAGTACGAAGTAGGAAAAGAGTATGAAATGGACGGAGAAATCAAGTGTTGTAACCGAGGTTTTCACGCTTGCAAATCTCCTTTGGAAGTATGGGACTACTACGATATGCTAAACTCTCGCTTTGCCGAGGTTGAGCAATCTGGAAAGATTGACGAAGAAGAAAAGTCAACAAAAGTATGCTCTTCACATATCAAGATTAAGGCTGAGTTGAAGCTGGCAGACATCATTAATATCGGTGTCGAGTGGCTGAAAGATGTTACCTCACCATCAAAGGTTAAGACGGATGGAGCGTTGAACGACAACGGAGACAGAAAGAAACAGATTGGTTCATCGGGCTACTATGCTAAGATTGGTTCATCGGGCGACTCTGCTCAGATTGGTTCATCGGGCGACTCTGCTAAGATTGGTTCATCGGGCTACTATGCTAAGATTGGTTCATCGGGCGACTCTGCTCAGATTG